GATTTACTTATTCGCGTATCCGTTTTGGTTATGGGGTCTTTTACATAAACTACAAAGCCTCTTCCCGGAAATGTTAGAAATTCATTTTCATTCGGTATATCTGATACGCTTGATAATGATGGTAGATATAACTCACTACTTCGCCTAGTGTAGCGTTGCTCCTCCACAGCAGCACTACCATCACCAACTAGCACCTTTATAGGGTCGCCCCTCCATGTCTTAGAAACAGGTTCATATATTAAAAAATTTGCAGATCCTCTAGCAAAATAGTTACAACTTGTTTGTAACTCTGTTGTAAAACTAGAAAACCCTAATGTATAATATATATTCACTTGGGATCTTGATCCTGATCGTGAATTTGATCTTGATCTTGAATTTGACCTAATTTTTGGGGATTTCCAAAATTCATTACTTTTATCGATAGGTACATCAATCCCTCTATATAAACGAACAGTCTTGTTGACGGTCGAATCATTTCGAGACTTTGTTGATTTATACAATTTTGGAACTGGGATTATTAACGCGTTTAATCCTTTTAAGAATAAGAATAACCATACGTTGAATATCTTCTTGGAATCATTATACTTTGCATCATTAATATTTATCTGTGTTTTAGACATATTTAACTGCAATAGATGTCGATTTACTGCTTTGTAAAATTGTAATGGTGTGGTCGGGTCTTCTTTTGTGTATAAATTTGTTGCGAAAAATTCAAGATGAGACACCTTTGAATCTGGTGTATGCATAAAAATTATTGTAGGTGGCGCCAAATTAGACACATTGGGAACTGTCTCTCCTACAGGTCGTATTATATTTGCTATGATATCATTCACAGCTGGAACTAATTTTATATTTTGAAATTCGATCCATTTATCTAGTTTAAACTTGTTTTCATTTTCTTTAGAAAGACTAGCAATCTCTTGTTGATAATTTTCTCCATAAATAAAAAGCTCTATCTCTTCATTCACATCGTTAAATAGTTCACTTTTTACGTCGTTCTTATCAAATTCACTAATAATTCGTTCATCAATAGGATTTTCTCCTAAATCTTCACCTCCGTCTCGTACTACAAAAGGTAGTGGTATAGATACAGTAACTATTTTCTCGTCTATAATAACTGGAACCGCTTTTCGCTCGGGTTTTAGTATAATATCTTTTACTGGTTTTACTGGTTCGGATACTGGTCTTGCTGCTGGTTCGGTATGTTTTCTTTTATGCATAATCAGAATATAGATATGATTATTTATTTATGTATAATATATAATATATAATATATAATATATAATATATAATATATAATATAAAACTATAAAAATATAAAAATGTAAAAATGTCGAGTGAAACAGATTGTCTATTTGTATCAAGTAGAGGAATTTTAAAATCGTGTAAAATCCGACCAAATCCACCTATTTCAAGTTGCGCTACTAATATACAATATTTAAAGGATTTCATAGCGAATCAGGCGAGATATGAAATACGGTCAAGAGAAATAACTCATCGAAATGATAATATCATTGTGAATAACACGGATAAAATAGTACCTATCTCTATTTATGTTTGCTGTGACGCATTAAACACGTTTGTTCGCGATATTCTACCATTTATACGTATTCCGTTCTACGTAGTTTGTGGAGACGGAGATTTGACTGTATATAAAGAAACGTTCAAATCACCAAATGCATTCTTGATGTTTATATTATCACCATTTCTTCGTGGGTTTTTTAGTCAGAATATGGATATTCAAGAATGTCGTATGTATTTGATAGATAATATCACAAAATTATGGCTAGCAAAAGCACCAATAATGCGTGATGAAAAACAAATCAAAATACCGACATCATTACAAGAAGCGATTTATTTTTATACTAGTAAATTGCAGCAATTCCCAATTGGATTAGATTATCATACAATATCTTCAAATCCGAATCATCATTGGAAAACAACCCGTGAAGTTGTGAACGGGGAAATAGTATATGTTACTGAAGGAAATTCGCCAAAAGATCAAGAAACGATTTTAATGGGTATACGAAAAACAATGACTCCGTTTTATAAACGGACGCGCAAAATATATTCAAATGTATTGTTGTGTCCGGATAGATTTAACGACCGGGTTTCTGCAGTATCTACTATACCCGATGAAATTCTACATCAACAAACACATTTTTTACCAAGAACAACCACATGGAAAAATATGACGAATTTTGCGTTTGTTCTTTCACCATTTGGTAATGGAAAAGATAGTCATCGGACGTGGGAGGCTCTTTTATGTGGTTGTATTCCGATAGTAAGAACCTCGATATTTAGTGAATTATTTTATGGACTACCAGTTTTGATTGTTGACGATTGGAAAGAGATAACACCCGAATTGTTAGAGAAAACAATAGAAGACTTCAAAGAGCGACACGATAAACGCGAATTTCAGTATGAGCGTTTAGAATTGGCGTATTATACGAATAAATTTACTTAAATAACCATTTTAGACCCGAGAATACGGATGATGATTTTTTTCTTTGTTGATTCTCATAATCGGTTGTATCGTTTTCACTGTTATTATCGCTACCGCTACCGTCCGCGTCGGCGTGACCGTCGCTGTTATTCCCATTATTACTCCAGAAAATACTGGTTCTATCTTCCTTACCGGAACGTCGTGATTGAGATGGTGGTGGTGGTATATTTATTGCGATATCGGGAACATATTGATTCGTTTTAATATTCTCTATAAATGAGCGGGCATTGTCCATTATACCACCTGAATTAACAAGATATTCACTCATATCTTGTTCATAATTTTTACCTTGCGACATTAAATGCAATAATACTGATTTCGGTCTATATTTTAAAATATCAATCTCATATTTTGTTATTTTAAACAGATCTTTACCGTATATTTCGTGTAAAAGAAGCCATTCAAATAGACCGCCAGTGTAAATATAAACATTCATAAATCCCAACTTGGTCAATTGTTCATATTTATTTAAAATCGTAATATCATTTGAATTTTTACCGTATACAATTATCATAATATTCGGATTATCTACGATACATTCATTTATGATGCGTTCTTCATGTCTATAGTCAACTGTGGTTTGGATTAAACAGTGCTGCATTTTTTCAGGTAACGTATTAATGAGTAATGCTGAATATCTATTGTTTCGGTTTCGGTATATAATCATTTGTATATCTTCATAACTTACTTTTGGGATAAGAGATACTTGATTCCCCATACTTTATGATATTATATTATTTGCTGTATTGATGTAATTACAATAAATAAATTCTTTTTATTCTTTAATTGAACGATAAAACAATTTTTACGTCTTCTTTTTTTATACTTTTCGTAGCAGATATTGAAAGTTCTTCACGCTTCTTGCGTTGTTTGAGTTTTTTGAGTGTCTCTTTATTTGATTGTGCGTTATCTGTTATATGGTGCGAATCGATAATAGCTGTATCCGAATATATTTCTGAAGTGTTAATGCTTGGTTGCGTAATTGTATGTAATTCACAACCATCTATCGTCGCAGAAGACGTATGATGAGACTTCGCTGCCCTTCTAGACGTGTTATTTCGAATGTTCATATCCGTCTCAATCGCACTATAATTCTCTTTAATATACCGTATTACTTCATTCTCAATTGTCCACTTAAAAAAGTTTAATTGACCCAGTGTTGTTTGAATGTAAGTTCCATTCTTATACGGGACATTAATTCTTTCCCATCTACAAAAGGGATCAAACCGTTTCTTTGAATAAGCTCGCAGTTTCAATTTGTAATCAACATATACTTTAAACCGCTTTGGTGTAGTTGTGTTTTGTATATCATACACAGTATAATGTTTCTTCGCATAATTCGTAGCAAACCAATCTAATATTCGTAGAGAAATACATGTTTCACCGTTAATTACTGATAACATCTGCTCCATGTGATCATTCTCATTGTAAAATTTGAGAACTTTATGTAAAAGTAGATCATTTTGAGTATTATATATGGATGATGAATGTGCAGTGGCTATATATGTATTATTATCTATATTACCAGGTTCAATAGGAAGACAGTTATCGTTAAACGGTTTAATACACGATAGCATTTCTGTAATATAAAATCATATGTATAAATACTGTTTAGTATTTAAACTCTTTATGCATATAAATAATAATAATACTAGTTAAAACCAAATGCATATTTAATATAGTCTGAAATAATATATTATTATTGAACAATGTATAGCACTCAAGATAATAACACTGGAAATGAAAATGGAAACGCGAATTCCGATGTATATGCGACTGTAACAGTGATTATGGATGAGATACTGGAACGAGCAGATTCTGTTAGTATAAATAGCAGCAAATCGTCGACGTCTTCGTCATCGTCTTCGTCTTCGTCTTCGTCGTCAGTTTCAGTATCTGAAACGACAAAGGATTCGGTGAGTGGATCTGGAACAGAATCAGCGGAAATTAGTGATGCTTCATCGGTTGATATTAACGAGTGTGATTGTTTATCGGCGTCACAAACGAAAGATCTAACATTTAAGCCATATAATATGAAAGACGGTAAATATACATATACATTTTACAGCAAACACGCAATCGATAAGGTTATGTCGTATATGTACAATACAATTAATAATGTAAATGCTATTAATCGTGATAATACAATTCCGTTTACGGTGGTAAGAACAAGTCATAAATACGACCCAAAAGATTATGGGTATTCACAAATGGGATTTGGATTTTATAAGTATGATTTCAAGGGTCATATTTTTGATATTGAATATAGTCAAGAAAGTAAAGTGGTTGGAACACAAGATAATGCAGAGAAATATTATTATTTAACAGTAACAACATCATCTTGTGATATGTTTGATAAATTCTATAAATGTGCAGTAAATTTTAACGAGGATATGGAGGTCGACGAGTCACAACTGCATATTTATATTATGAATAAATATGGTGATTGGATTCGTTATAATAAGATACCAAGTCGTACGTTAAAAACCGTATATTTTGACGAAAAAATCAAGTATAAAGTGCGTGATGATCTCACGAGTTTTCTCACACAGGAAAAGGAATATCAGGAATTTGGTATTCCATTTAAAAAGAATTATTTGATCACGGGTATTCCCGGAAGTGGAAAGACAAGTATGATTAAAGCGTTATGTAAAGAGATTGGATACAATCTTTGTATCTTTTCTATTAACCACGATGTTGATAATACTACCGCAATTATTGCTTTTCGTGATATGCCGCCGAAATCAATTCTCTTGATCGAAGATATCGATTGTTTATTCGAGAAGAGAACTGGTACTGAAGAAAATAAGCATTTCACATTCAGTAATCTTATCAATCTACTAGACGGGGTTCTTTCAAAGCAGGGATTGATCACATTTATCACAACTAACCATCCTGAAAGTATGGATCACGCGTTATTGAGACAGGGTAGAGTTGACCTTATTATTCATATGAATTATCCGAGAAGGGTAGATATTAAAAATTTGTTTCGAGATATAATGAAAAAGTCGTATACAACGTTGGATGAGATTGATACTGAATTTGACTCGTTTTACTCGTTTATTCAAAAGAAGAAGATAACAATGGCTGCGATTGTCGGGTTCTTGTTCAGATTTCGAAAAGACTGGAAAGACAATATTGATGATTTGTTGGATGGAGATAGATTTATTAAGGAAGTAACTAAGAACATTGAAGATAGTAAATTATACTCATAGTCATCGTATGGTAGTCATCGTATGGTAGTTATCGTAAGTATAATGCGGTAGTTATAAATAATATTTATAGTTATTATATAAGTATGAATATTATAGTGGCGGATAGTATACATTATTTGCATATCATATTGGTTTTTTATGTTGTGAGTGGATGGCTTATAACTCCGATAGAGAAGATTCATTATTATATATTATTGGTAATTTTCATTCTTTTGGATTGGAATGATTTTGACGGCGAATGTATTGTAACAAAGTTAGAGCATTATATGAGAGATAATGATAATAATAATCCTAGTAAAGCTTTGCGCGTTGGTGTTAGCGAGGATTCAAATCTAACTATAAACACCGAAACCGGTCAACCTGAATTTTTCAGACCATTATTCAATAAATTATTCAATCTAAATATGACTTCAGAAGAGGCATCGCGATTGAATTACTTTGTATTTGTATCTGGAATATTATTAGCATTTGTTCGAATGTTACATCATTATAAGATAATGAGACTTCCGGTTCCTGCACTAACTTTCTAATCACAATTATTTATCGGTATTATCGGTATTATCATTATTATCATTATTCATTCCATTTTCTTTTGAAATGTGAATTGTTTTCCCATCCGAAATCTCTCGGAATCCATATTGCCCCGTTTCAGATTACAATCTAAGCACGCAATAACTACGTTTGTATGGTTATGACCGTAGTCATTATCGATCCGATCTAATGTCCATTGTTTACGACACATTACCTCCTTATACGTAAGTATGCAATTCTCTCGACAATAATAACACAAAAGTTCGGATTCTTGTAGAAGTTCAATGATTTGCTCGAGAGATATCGAATACCGTTCGTCATATATAGAATGTGATTTATCTTGATAAATATAAGCTTTTCGTTTATTATCAATCTCTCGAACAATATGTTGTAAAGCTGTACAATCCCGTGAAGATTCCGAAGAATGTGATGTGCTATCATTATTCTTGTCTGCCTTTTTTTTTATGGAAAAAAGTTCAGGTTTATAATCTTTTAAAAGTGATAATCCGAGAGATTGGTCAGAATAATATATATCATCTAGATGCTTACTTTTTATGGTTTTTTTTTCGATTCTTGCATTTGGTTCATTTTTTTGTTTCATTTTGTCTTGATTTCGTTTTCCCTGTATATCGATTATTTTACTCATTGTATAGTATAGTATAGTAGTATAGTATGGTATAGTATAGTATGATAATGTGATAAAAAATATCACAAATAAAAACGATTGATTATTGTTCAATAGAATTTCTGTTTTTATGATAGTATCTTGAATTTAATCTGCTGTTTATGTTTTTCAGACTGTGACTGTGATAGTTCTAGTCCTTTCGCATACCACGCAGGCATTCCGCGCTTTTTTCCCCATTTCGCGATGCGGCGTTTTTGTTCAGATAGATAGTATTTTCTGTACGATGCTACTGCATCAAATGAATTTTCACCATTACTTATGCCGGTAGGTAGTAGAACTCTTTTTCTTGATGATGATTCGGCGGGGTCGTTTGATCCGAATCGAACCTTGCATTCATCCGGCATTGCGAGTGCGAATGGTGTGATTATACCGGTTTGTTGTATTTTTTCAAATCTGGCTGCATCTGGTATATTGTTTCGAAGATATTGTGCGACAATATATGACTTGTGCTGTTTGGATTGTGGGTGACCATACCTGTATTTCCATTCCGTATGCATCGCGTCAATCAAATCCAGTGTCCAAACAAAGTTGGCGTGAGACGCGCGACACCAGATTGTGACTGGATGGTTCTTGTGTGCGATTTTATACACACAAGGATCGATGTTTTCTAGTTCTGATAATGTAGACAACAATCGTTTTGTTGTGCACAGCATCTGAACTGCCTCTAAAATTATTTTGGCTATATGCTTGTCCATCATATATTTCGCAGTAAGTTCTGGATTCAGTGAGAGAATAAATAGGTTCATTTGGTTTCTAGCGTAGTTCGTGACGTACGTATACGAAATAGCAGAAATTAGAATTCAATTTTATTCATTTCTGCTAAATAGCAAACAATATAAATAAAATTTATAGGTATATACTATAAAATGTCTTTGAACCCTCTTTCTACTGCTAACACAGATATTGCCCGTCCAAAGGTAAGTGTTTCTGGATCCGTTTCTGGAACTGTGAATTTTTCATTTGGCGGGCGTCCATCAGCAAAGTCTCTTGCGAATACGTATGTTTCAAATGGATATACGATGAACTCGAGTGGATATTTAGCGAATCCGACTCGCGCTGCTCAACAAGCAGCAAATAATGCTGGTGCTCTTACTCGATACGAAGCTTCTCGTATGGGTTTGCCGCTAGGTGGTCGTCGTTAATACTTTTTATGATATAAAAATAATATCTTGTAGTATATCATAAAATGACTTTGAATTCTTCTACTAAAATTTCTATATCTGGAAAGGATATATTTGCGCCCGGTTTACCTTCTGCAAAGCTCTCGTTGAGTATAAATGCATTTAATGGTAACACCACAAATTTCAATAAATGTGCGAAACCAAGTTCGAAATCGATGGCTACCTTCAACTCATTATCACCGACACAACAACCTCACGAACCTAATGATCCATTCGTAGGACCATCTACGTTTCGATATAAGCCAGGTATGATAATGCCGTTGTGAGTGAACTTTTTGGATACTGTACTGATTTGAATAGCATACCCAAATCCATAATATACAAAAACGACTTTAAGTCATCTTTGTATATTATATATATATCATCGAAGTATTATCATAAAATTATGCCTAGAAAATCAAATAACGTATCAACCGAAAATCAAACTACATCGATTGTTGTACCAAATACATTAATATTGCCTGAAACCGTGAAAAGTCAGTCGACACCACAAGAAGACCAAGCATTGAAGAACATTAATTACAAGAATATGCTTCTTACTGGAAATTATGGTATGTTGAAACCGGATGTTGTTACTCATCCGAATATTGACGCAATACTTGAAAACGAAAAAAACACGAATAAGAGTGATCCGTGGAATAAACTGGATAAATCAGCAAAGGTAATTAAGCTTAAAGATTTTGCAGCTAGACACGGAAAACAACAAGATCTTACGGATAGAGAGAGTAATGCACTTTATCAGTTTCTTCTTTCTAATTTGGAGCAAAAAAAATTGGTTCGGGCAAAGGATGTTATTTACGATAAAGTTACCGGTTTAATCACGAGTATTCCGTGTTTACTCTTTAATTCTGTTCTTAAAAAATTCACCCTTAAGAGATGCGATAAGCGTCAATCAACGTTGAAATCACTCGCACCCACCGGTATGTCTAAGAAGCGAAAGATGAGTTTAAAAAGTGGTGGAGTAGGTAGTAATGTAGTCAATGGTAGTAGTGGAGATGATGTTGATAAGGGATACGCAGACGGTGAACTTAATAATCATAGTACATGTACTGTTTCATCTGATGGGTGTAGTGATGCGGAATAGTTATTTTTTACGAGTATTGCGGTATTTGAGATATCCCAACGACGACCTTTTGCGTTTCAAACGCAATTTAGACATTGTTTTGTATTTATTCATTCGATTATGCCTCCTAGTAGATGAACATTTCATTTTCATAAGAGTTTTAGTTATCAGATCTTCGTGCGCCAATACAACATCAACCATATGTTGATAAAACTTTCTAAAACTAGATTTATTTTTGCGTAATTCGGCAAATGTGAACCATTTTATTTCCGCCTTTTCCAATAATCCATTCGACGGATTCTTTTTCGCAGACGGAATATATTTCTCAAAAAACTTATAGTTATTGCGGTAATATTCCTCTAATCTCTCATCATAATGTGTTTTAAATACGATTGTTGTATATGTGTCGTATTTTAATTCTGCTACTTTCTTTTTTATTGCGATTTGTTTCATTTGACTTTGTGATCCCAGTAAACCATTTAATTCTTCACTTCCTTCTCTTGCTGCAGCATCGATTATCGTCTCGTTTGGTTTTGTTCCGCCCCCGAAATCTGCCCAGCCAGGTGTATCATTTAGTTCATTCTCTCGACCAAACAATAAATAAACGCACCCATTATGTAATGCAACCGGTAATAATCCTGCTCCGACCATTATACTGAATAAAAAATACTAAATATAGCTATATGTATAAAATTGATATTATATATAGGGATTTAATAAATATTAAATATTAAATTATATGTATTTGATATGACGTATGATATTAACAAACACAGTAATATGGAGTGTAATTCTGACTTCGAGAAAGGTTCGCATAATCATCGAACAACCGACGACGAAGAGTACGAAACAATCGACGAAGAGTACGAGTTCGATATTTCGCCGTATTCAATACTTCCAACAGAAGAAGATCGAGAGATAATAATAAACGACACACTTTATGAGGTAACCGAATATATGAAAGAACGTGCACTAGAATACAAAAATGAAGATTTTAGTGAGGATATTATTCGAGATGCGATTTATGGGTATTTATGTATGCATTTCTCGGAAATAACGCTTCATCAATCTGGATATTCTAAATCGACATCAGCTGAAGCGGATGCACTAAATAATGTGATCGAATCATTTATTCAAGAACTATATGATGATATTCTCGAGAGATATTATGAATTTATCGCTCCGCCTAGATCGTATAAAGAGACGACGAATTCGCAAAATAACGCGGAATCCGATACTGATACTGATACTGATACTGATGCCGATGAAGAGAACAAACATAGAATCACTGAAAAACTGAATATCTTACGCGCTAAACCGCAACCTGAACAAAGGACACCTGAATGGTATTTACGTAGAAATAATCTTATCACCGCCAGTGCTGCCTCCAAGGCATTTGGTTCTCAATCATCGATGAATCAACTTATATATGAGAAATGCAAAAATCATTCGATGATATTTGATTCTACTAGCAACGATAACCAAGAAATAAATAATGTTATCATCGAAAAACTAAATGAGGTTGAAGATGATGCGAAGACAATAGATGACTCCTCCATTGATACACCGAAGGATAAGGATACACACAAAGTTATTATAACAACCGAAGCTATTGTTCCCCCGACTATTCAACAACAACAACACGTCTCTGTGAATTCACCTCTTCACTGGGGACAACGTTATGAGCCTGTGACTGTTCAACTATATGAGTATCGAAATAAAACAACATTAGGTGAATTTGGATGTATTCAACACGATGAGTTTTCGTTTATAGGCGCATCACCAGATGGTATTAATGTAGATCCGACGTCGCGATTATATGGTCGAATGGTAGAAATAAAAAATATAGTAAATCGCGATATCACCGGCATCCCGAAAGAAGAATATTGGGTTCAAACACAAATCCAGATGGAAGTCTGTGATATCGATGAGACTGATTTTGTCGAAACTCGTATCAAAGAATATACAGATGAAGAATCGTTTTTAGAAGATTCACCTATCGATGATCCCGAATCAAGAATTTATACCAAAAAGGGGTTAGAAAAAGGAATTATTTTATGGTTTCAACCAGCTCCAGTTAAGAATCCGAACGGTTCTGGATTTATATATTCGATGCCGTTGTACGAATATTGTCCACTTGGGCTAACACAAGAAGAATATGAAAAATGGGAACAAGACATATTCGCCAAACACGAAGCGAACGGGTGTTTTTGGGTTAAAACCATTTATTGGTATGTAGATCAATATAGCTGTGTTCTTATCCGAAGAAATCGTTTATGGTTTAAAGCGTCCGTGCCTGTTTTACAAAGTTTATGGTCGACTATCGAGAAAGAGCGTAAAACCGGATACGCACACCGTGCACCGAAAAAAAAGACGAAAAATTCCGGAGATAGTTCGAAACAAATGGAATCAAGTGGTGAATACGTGAATGTCGTAAAAATTGATCTGTCGACACAGACGGCGACAAGCGTCGGAACAAATAATGAACAGTTTAAAACATCCAATCCAGTATTGAGACCATCAGATGTTTTAATAAAATGCTTTAAAATTGATAATTTAGATATGGTAGGAGGTTCATAATTATACATTAAAGACGAGTCGATGCATAATATCCTACTCTTTTTTCTGGAGTATTGAACGGTAATGGTTCGGGGACTTTATATTCTTCGGGCGCTTTTGGATCATATAATGCACCGCAAAATGCACTCGGTTTACACGATCCATTATCAGGTGTTAACCAATCACGAACATTGTTCGTAGCCTGGTCATATTTATTTGCTTCAACGTTCATCACAGATGGATATAATTTAGAACTACTAGACGAATTATTTTCAGATAATACTACACCATAATCAATCAATTTCTTTGGATACGTTGGATATAACAATGGTTCATTTACCTCACGAGGATACTCACCAGATGGAACTCGGTCGGCATTAAAACCTTCTTTGGATTGTGAATTAGTGATACTTGCGAATATATCTGATCTCTTTGTATCTGATACTAATAAATATAAAATTAACAATACAGCACCTAAAGTATAGATTAACGTCCACGATGTAATTATAATAAAAGGTTTACTTGAATTCATTCGTTTTCGTTTTTATTATGGTGAATACGTATATTATATCATTTTATTATTTTTATGTATATATACAAAGATTTGTTGTATATATACAAAGATTTGTTGTATATATACAAAGATTTGTATATAAAAGATATAATTAATATATACTATAATAACAACTAGTAATAATTCTAAACTACTCATTATAAATTATGCAAGATATGCAAGATATGAGAGTTACAAAACGTAGCGGTCAACGTGAGATTGTCGCGTTCGATAAAATTCTGGCTCGTTTGAAAAACTTGGGTTCCCAAGCGCAAATTACTGGGGTGAATTATACAACTCTGGTTATTAAGATAATTGACCAATTATATGATGAAATTCCTACAACAAAAATTGATGAGTTAACCGCGCAGCAGTGTGCGATGATGTCCGTGCAACATCCAGATTATGGTACACTTGCGTCGTATATCATTATATCAAACGCTCACAAAAATATATCAGACGGAAGCGGATTCTATGAAGCGATGCAGCAATTATATGATTTTTATGACGCGAATGGTATACATACGCCAATTATTGATAAGCGTATTTGGGAATTTTTGAATAATACGTATATGTCGGACACGCTAGATTTGAATCCGTGTCTTAAATCTACATTTACATCATCCGAACAATCTCAGCGAAAAATACATCACGAGATTGAAACGATGATTGATAATAGTCGTGATTACTTGATTGATTATTTCGGATTTAAGACGCTAGAGAGATCATATTTAATGAGAGTAAATGGTGTTATTGTTGAACGTCCGCAATATATGTGGATGCGTGTAGCAATTGGTATTCACTCCCATCGTGTCGATGCTCTAACACACGATGAAACTCTTACGTATATTAAAAAGACATATGACGCGATGTCTTTGAAATATATGACCCACGCGACACCAACACTTTTCAACGCGGCTACACCACGCCCACAGTTAAGTTCGTGTTATTTGATTGCGATGGAATCAGACAGCATCGATGGTATTTTTGATACACTGAAAGATTGTGCTAAAATATCAAAACACGCAGGTGGTATCGGTCTTCATATTCATAATATTCGCGCATCCGGTTCTCACATACGTGGAACAAACGGCAAATCGAATGGAATTGTTCCGATGTTACGTGTATTTAATAATACTGCGAGATATATCGATCAAGGTGGTCGAAGAAATGGAAGTTTCGCGGTTTATTTGGAACCGTGGCATCCTGATGTTGAGGATTTTCTTGAAATGAAGAAAAATCACGGGGATGAAGAGATGAAAGGTCGCGATCTTTTTTATGCATTATGGATACCAGACTTATTTATGGAGAGAGTAAGAGGTGGTCCTGGCGTGAACGAAATGTGGTCCTTTTTTTGCCCAGATAAATGTAAGGGTCTATCCGATGTTTACGGTGGAGAATTTAAAGCACTGTATCATAAATACGAAAACGACGGTTGTGCTATACGTCAAGTAAAGGCGAGAGATTTATGGTTTAAAATATTAGACAGCCAAATGGAAACAGGAACGCCGTATATTTTGTTCAAAGATGCCGCAAATAATAAATCAAACCAGAAAAATGTAGGAACGATAAAGAGTAGCAACTTATGCACCGAAATTATGGAGTATTCTGATGAAAATGAGACGGCTGTATGTAATTTGGCGAGTATCGCATTGAATCGTTTTGTAACGACGAAACAAAGCGATAATACTGTATCGAGTATCACTAGCACTAACACTAGCGTTTTTGATTTCGAAGAGCTAGAGAAAATCACAGCGCTTCTTGTTGATAATCTAAATCAAATTATAGATATCAATTATTATCCTACTACAAAAACAAAAACAAGCAATATGCGTCATCGTCCAATCGGAATTGGTGTGCAAGGCTTAGCAGATGTATTTATGATGATGGATATTCCGTTTCATAGTGAAGAAGCCAAAGTACTAAATCGAGAGATTTTTGAAACAATCTACTATGCTGCATTAGAAGCATCAATGAAACTGTCGATAAAGCACGGTGCATATGAAACATTTCGTGGTTCCCCAGCATCTCTCGGTATTTTGCAATTTGATATGTGGGGTGTTGATCCTAATAGTACTGATCCAGTGTATCGTAATAAAAAATATAATTGGGACGAACTTAAACATAAAATCATACAAAACGGTCTAACTAACTCGCTACTTTTGGCTCCTATGCCGACTGCTAGCACATCTCAGATTTTAGGAAATAATGAATGCTTTGAACCAATAACGAGTAACATATATACGCGGAGAACGCTTGCTGGCGAATTTATTATAGTAAACCGATATTTAATGAGAGAACTGATTCAGCTAGGATTGTGGAATGAGCGTATAAAAACGAATATTATTGCGAATAACGGTAGTGTTCAATATATAGATGGTTTGCCTGAACATATTAAACAAAAATATAAGATTGTATGGGAAATGCCGATGAAACATATTATTGATATGGCTGCCGATCGTGGCGCGTTTATCTGTCAGAGTCAAAGTATGAATTTATGGGTGGAGGAACCAAACTACAATATTCTCACATCGATGTTGTTTTATGCGTGGAATAAAGGTCTCAAGACTGGCGCCTATTATTTGCGCCGAAAAGCAAAGCATCAGCCACAACAATTTACGATAGAGCCTGAAAAGCAGGGTAGCGCCGGCGGTCAAGACGAAGAGCACGATATTTGCGAATTCTGCTCTTCATAAATTATTCACACTTTTTTACATTTCAAACGCCGATTTTCTACATTAGTAAAACGATTTGGTAAAGATATAAATATCAATTCAAAGATAAAAGACTTTTATGATGAAGTGAAAAAAATACAAAATAGAGGATAGTATTTGTATTGATGATCAACTAAAGTTGGTGTGCGACTATTATGTTCTTTTATTTGATGTAAAACGTTTCACATTGCGGCTATGGCTGCGGCGACCTCTAATGTTTCGTTTCCTAGTCGTTCTAGTTTTAGATGATCTTTTTTTACCACCTTCGAGCAGAGAAGTGCCGTCCGGATTCCTAAACAACAAATTAAGAGTACTTCTATCTATAGGTGACGGTGGCTTAATTACATATTTTGGGTCAGGTGTAATTTCGTATTTTTTATAAATATCTTTAATTATTGCATTCAGTTCTTTTACACGATCTCTATAGTATATTAATTTTTCTTCATTTTGCAAAAACTCTATCCTATATAGATCCTTTATAGGGTGACGCGGGCGCAACTCTTCAAATCGTTTTTCTATTGTATCGTTCAATTTTTCAAAATGTTTGATATCGGCTAGTAATTGATGCACGTTTTCTTTATCGTGAAAGTATTTAGCTTCTGATTCTGCCTTTTCTACATTTGATTTATGTTTTTCCTCATCGTGTATTACCTTGCAGCCCTTAAAGAACGTCATTTCTATATTGTAATTATACCTATCATTCACTTCTATCAGATCGTCTATATCTTGAGCTAACACAGATAAATAACCACCAGGTTGACCTGGTGGTTGATCTACAGGGAACCGGACAAAAATAGTATTGTTTGGAAATTTATGTTGAAATGGTGGAATATCTTTGCTGAATACGAATACGTCAGGCTTAGGGTTTGCTTCATTACTCCATGATTTTATTTGTTCCAACGGCATCTCAGTCAATACATATCTTTGGAAAATTACACTAGTAGCAGGTCCATCAGAATACCAGTGAGAATTAGTCGGAAAACTCATATATTATATAATATATATATATATATAATAGATAAAATGTGTTAGATTAATTGTTTGATTATACGAAGCGTTTTATATGGGTTGCTGAATATCGACTGTTTATAAAATAAAATTGAATTAATATCTTTCATTTATCATAAAGATATTAGTATATAACAAAACAAGAAGAAATCGTCGCCATCACCGCCATGTGGACGACATTCGTAAAAGGAACTGTAAAAGCTGGTGAACTTATCACAAAAATCCAACAATCAATACAAACAAAAATCAAGAAATCTGATCGTGTGAATAAAGTACATCGGTGTCCGTGGACGAACGTTGTCTTATCGCAAGAGGAATATGAAGAAAATGAAGGCAATCCGAATTTCCATCCCAAATGGAGGCTTCGCAGAAATCCGAAAGATACGTTTGATTCAACAACTAAAACTACTGAAAAAGCCGACATGATTTATTCTGATCAACTACTTGTAGAGCGAATTCGTCTATGGGGGGAGAAAAACCGATTTTCACATCCGCCAACATTAAATATCGAATCTGGAATTCACTCTTTAACTAAAACAGAACAGCAAATGCTGAGTAATATGAATAATAGAGGGTTTTCTGTGGCTTCAAATAATTATGGCGACATTTCCGATAGTAGTTTCACCCGTATTTCCACTATTGGTTTTAGTATAGAGAGACAACGACTTTCTGCTTACAATCCGTGGTTCATCTGCTGCAAAATGGAACAAAAACGACCTCACCTTGAATCTAAACAAAACGATATTTGCTTTATTGCCCCCTACAATACTCCCGGCGATGATTCATCACTCGATCTCGCAACCTTGTATCTGTGGCCGTTACTGCATTCGAGATCAGAAGAAGTCGTTGCCTGTCGAACATTTGGTGATTGGAAACGCCTATTTTATGATACGATTCATTTAGCGTTTCCATCTTACCACGAATGGATTACGTTACATAATTCAAAAACATTATTTCTATCATCCTGGGAAAAAGCGCGATTTCGAATGTTCGCAGAAAACATAAATCCAGCACGCGCGCTATATCTTATATCTACAAAGTCGAATTTCTGGCCTTATGGGGTCGAGAGTTACATTCCAAAATGGTCCATCTCACCCTACCGACTATCTCTGAAAAGCTCGGTTCTAAGTGAGCGAATGATAGAACTAGATGAAATGAAACGGAACTATCCTAAAAACTCGGTTTTCACAATATATAAAACATTTTATCCTAAAAAACAAGAACCAGGAGAAGCACCAGTAGAGGGTGAAGGAGAAGGAGACGCGCCAGAACCAGAACCAGAAATAGAAGGCGGACGAAACGCCACCGGATTATGCTATGTTAAAACCATCAAAATGATCAATGATTCAACCGAAATTGCGTGGTTGGTAAATGCATCGTATCTAAAAAAAATGAAACGCATCCATATTTATTTAGAGAAATCACCTTGGCCAAAAATACACGAAGATATAGTAGACTATGATTATTAGTCTGATGACTAAGAAATAGAAATGGTATATAACACTTACGCTTGGAATCTTCGTTTCTAACAGTGATTCTTTTTTATGTGCTTTTTTCATTTTCTTTTATTTTGAGATAACACTTCAGGCAAACTTCGACATCTATCTTTGAATTATGCAGTCCAATTGGGTCTGCTTCTTCTGATCCGAACAAATGACGATGTAACTCGATCAACTTCGGATACTTCAATGAAACAGTACCATCGTCCCACATCTTCCTAATCTGGCACAAGTTCGTTCCAGCCTTCATTGTACAGTACTCGATCATTGGAAACCTGAAATGCAAATACCGGTTTCGATGTAGCTCAACCTTCACCATATTCATATCGAATTCCAAATTGTGTGCGACAATTACGCCGCATCTATCCGCCGCACGCTTGAAGTCAAATAACGCGACCTCGATCGCGATTCCTTTTGCCCTAGATAATTCACTTGTGATCCCGTGAATCGCCGTGGATTCCGGTGAAATCGGAATGTGTGTTCCGATACATATAATATTGTCCATCTCTTCTTCCACCTGGTTGGTTTCATCATTATAAATAACCCAACTAAACTGAATCATGAATGGCCATTTGTCGACGTGATTCACTGGTGTATTTTTAGGTGGAAGACCTGTTGTCTCAGTGTCGAATATTAGAACGCGCATTCCAGAAATCGTTGTTTTGAAAGTTCTTGATATAAAGAAGCATGTTATTTCTTTATATCAAAGATTTTGAATCAATTTTTTAATATTATTATTCGTGTTTACTTTCCGAGAGCTGCGGCAACAGCAAGAACTGCTGGGCCACCGGGTAACGTTCCGATGACTGCATTTACAACTGGCCTGACAAAGGGTTTCAGCGGTCTCAAGACCTTGCCTAACTTCAATTTTTCTTCGGGAGATTGTTCGTTAGAGAAATTCATTTCAAAGATTGTTATACTATATACAATTATTATAATTCTATATACTATTTCTATTTGTTTGTATTTATTTATTAGACATGCTAAATATTCTAAATAATAGTATCTATCCACAGAATGCATTACCAAATGCAACCACCGCAAGAATTCCCAATACTAATCCAATATGATAATTATACTGCATCGTTCGATATACATTCAACCTGGCCTGTCCCGCGGCGCCGTCCCGTCCAAGCGCATCCGGCTCGTCGTTAAACCCAACCCCGCCGTGCGCCCGTGTCACAGGGCGAGTACATGGCCGGTGGCCGTATCGGGCGGCGCGAGTGTCTGCCCACCCCCGCTACCAAGCAGCACTTCCCTTTCACGCTGGTGCACAACGGCTGCGATACCAACTACTTTACGTGGCAGGAGGCGCAGGCTGCTGGCACGTTGCCACCGGGCTATATCGGATAGGAATATGAATAGGAATCGGAATAGGAATATCAAAATATGAAAATGAAACATACATATTTTGATAGGTCTAGGTGTAGGTCTAGGTGTATTGCATCACCCTCTACCGCCCTTGAGGAAACGTCCCCTCGGCAAGATAACTAAAAAATCTATCCGAGATAGTGTACGCCGAGGCGCTTTTCTCACGGTTTCTGGTGGAGTCAGAAGCGTCTTCCACCAGATCAAGTTTTCCGCGCACGAGTTTCACTTGGGACTTCACCTCATCATATGTCACCACGACCCCTTTGGCCGCGCATATATCAACAATAATCGATGACTCAGCAACGAATGGGACCCGCGTTACTCTACGAGCGTATGCCGTAATGCCCTTTAAAATAGCCTCCTTCGCCTCCTCGACGCTTAGTCTTTCGGCGGGTATCAAGGCTGGTACTTCCGATACTTCTGCCGCTGCTGCTGCCGTCGCTGCTGCTGCCGTCGCTGCTGCTGCCGTCGCTGCTGCTGCCTCTCTTACATCCAACACCTCCCGTATTATGGAGGGGACGTTAGCCTGACTAAGAAGGGAGGTAGCCCACGCTTCTTCATCAGGAGTCAACTGCCTCACCGGAAAAATACTACCCTCCCCAATATGGGCGCTTAATTCCTCCATATACGGAAGTCTAGCGGGCGACCTCTTTTTATTGCCGACTTTCTGCGGTAATTTAAACGCGCAACGAATGTGTTGCTCTCGTGCGCCCTCCGCTGGCCATCGGTACCCTCCCGTCGTCGCCGCAGTCATATCTTTGTCCAACCAGATGCCCTTGACTAGGGGAATCCCGGTCACTACCCCCTCATCATTCATACCCGAAGCCACGTGGGTGCACGCAAGCAGGCTGTACTGCGCCGTGTCCGGCATCATCACCATCGCAAAAGCTTTATCTTTCAGCGCGCGCATATTAAACATCCCTCTCGTTGCCTCGTCGCTCCACAATCCAGCATCATCAAAAATACACTGCGACGCAAGTTTCCACCGCATCCGGGTCTTTAACTCGTGGTCAAGCGTCTGGTCGGCAAAGTGGCCGGCCGATACCCCCGTTTTACATACACAGTTCGCAATGATGTGGGCCATTTCCCTTACAAAAGCTCGCTGCGGGTTAGAGCCTACGTCGGTTTGATTCACAGTAATAAACTTGAGCGTTGCCTGCGTGTTACCAATATCAACGTTGGGCGGTGCGTGCGCTCTTGCGTCAAACGTCATGACTAGCTGCCACTGAACGCCCCCCACAACATATGCCGGGCGACTCACAAGTGGTAACAAGAAGTGCACCACCCCCGCGTTGGTGGTATGTGCGTTTTGGGCCGTTACCGTATTAAACTCATTCACCGAGCTCCCCGACTGCGGTCCGAGATGTGCAAAGCCATGCATCGTACCGTGTGCATCCAGATGCTTGTGGGGGCGGGCGGCGACGGGGACCCCGTATTCCATAATTATGTCGCCATTCGTTTTTGACTTGTCAACGCCTGCGTAATCGCGGACTAGAGTTGCCTGTCCTCTATCAGCATTACCTTTGACATAGACATCCATATCGGCTATTAACTGTAGCCTAATGGCGGGGGTCTTGTGAATTGATTTCGCAATCTCTCTGAATGTTTCGACTGGAACCGTCGTAACGTCTAATGCGTTGTTGCGCATGACGCTTTGTTCGAATGAACCCGAATCCACAGTTACCGGCCTACCGGCGGATGCTCCTGCTTCTGCTCCTGATCCTGATCCTGATCCTGATCCTGCTTCTGCTCCTGCTCCTGATCCTGATACTGATCCTGATCCTGATCCTGATCCTGCTTCTGCTTCTGCTCCTGATCCTGCTTCTGCTTCTGCTTCTGCTTCTGCTCCTGCTCCTGATCCTGATCCTGATCTCGCTCCTGCTCCTGCTCCTGATCCTGCTTCTGCTTCTGCTTCTGCTCCTGCTCCTTCTCCTCCTCCACCCGCAATGCTCGACCGCTTGACACCCGACTCGCGCGGCACCATTTCAAACCGGAACACCCCGTTACCGACCTCGTCTGTCGGATAGAAGTACACAAGCGTCTCGAAGTTTACAACCGTTTGCACTAAGCCGCTATCGCGTTCCAGCAGCACCGACTTCTGCTTCTTCAGTAACACTCTAGTGCGTTGCTTCTTCGACATCAAAGGGGTTTGCTTATTCAGTAACACTCTAGTGCTTGCGCGTTTACTCAACGTGTTGCGCCCGCCTTTGTGTCGGACAGCAAACTTGGACCGGGCCGTCACGTTGCGTCGGACATACCGGACAGTCCCTTTGGGCCGGGGAGTAGTAACTTTGAACCGGCGTATTTTTCTCGTTTGCTGGTGCATTTTGGAATAATATAATAGATTATGTATACGGTATACTATATACTATATTAATATTTTAATTCATGCCGTCTTTATATTGGTCGCTTTATACCGCGTATTATTGTCGGGCGCCAACAATCCAGGGCCAGTGTCTAGCTAGCGCAATTATAAAATAAAAGAAGTGCATTTATGGTTCTTTTGGAAATGACTTGAAAAAAAACTATAAACCCTAAATCACAAACCCTAAATCACAAACCCTAAATCACAAACCCTAAATCACAAACCAAAGACTCTGAAAAAGAAACCAAATTCCAAAACCCTAAACCCTAAACCCTAAACCCCAAACCATAACCCTCAAACCATTTTACGTACGGTGAAAATATATAAATATAATAAATATTATAATAATATATTTATATAAAAAATTGATTTAAACAACTCTGTATAATTTTAAATTTACTAGTAGTACTTTCATTTATCTATAATGTCTTCCCCATCGTCTGTCTGCGAAATAAAAGAAGATCCTGTTCAAGATCGGGTCAACTACCCCAAAAACGAAAACTCACTTGAACTATGTAATATTCTTAGACATACGATTACTGACCTTAACCATACTATAAAAAATATGGAAACCGATATCATCTTTCTTCGGAAAGAGAATTTTCGCCTTGAAAACGAATACCTTAAATCATTTGAAATGATCACAAATCTAAATATAACAAACAGAGCAGCCGCAACACAGCAACAAGATCGAACGCATGAGCGCGGTTTTGGTAACTACGGAGTGAATGACTGGTAAACCTGTGATCTCATATTGATATTATTGATATTATTGATATTTTCATTCAAATGTTTTACAAATCCCATATGACCTTCTGTGCCATTGTGTTATTCCATGTTCGCGAATTCCGTCCAAATGTTTTTTTGCGCCATAACCTTTATTACCGCGAAGTGAATAGAGCTCATCAAGTACTGGAAATTCATCACATAAATTTTCAATATACTCATCTCGCGCGACTTTTGCTAATATAGATGCTGCTGCGATACACGCATACTTGTTATCGCCTCCTTCTACACAAGTGTGTGGTATATATTCCATTTCACCAGTTGTTTGATTGAAGTGACCCATCGGAATAAAATCATTTCCGTCGATAAGAAGCATATAATCATTTTTTCTGTGAGTAACCTCTCCTTTTTTTTCTGCATCTTTTTTTATAACTGAATCGATGGATGTTCTCATACATTGTAATGTTGCTCTACGTATATTTATACGGTCAATAACATCCGCTTCTTCATAAGAAATCGCCCATGTAACACTTGGGTGCGTTTTTATGTATTCAGATACTGCGCGTATTTTTTTGTCGGAATGAAATTTCTTACTATCTTTCATAAGAGAAAAGTCGAATTCTGTATGTTGATGTGATACCGGCAGAATAACTGCAGCAGTATATACGCGTCCGAATAACGGTCCTCTACCGGCTTCATCTACACCAATAATTGATTGCTGTGTTATCTCACAACCACTCGCATCTATATACTTGGTTGCTAGTATTTGTTGCGGATTTTTTCGTTTATCTGTGATACTAACGGAAGGAGCGGACATTATTAACCTATATATTTTTGAATTATGATATTATCCATAATAATAAATCAATTATTTATAAATAATCATTTATATTTTATTATATAAGTATAATATACATATTATCTATCCCTTTTACATAATAGAATGAAATTGGAAAAGATTCATCTTTTTTTGATTTTAATATTTAGTTTAATTCTAGCATCAAGTTTAGGCAACTATGTTCGTGATGGATTTAATACGGCTCGTCCACCATTACCCGATGCACTGAAACCGGTTGATACGAGGGATCTTCCGTCGAATACGAATTTACCGACGAATGTGAAGTATGATCCTACAATAAATGCTGGTATTAGCGCGTCTTCATTAGGTTCTCCTGTTTCTGCATTATCGCCTAGTACGTTTCCGTTAAATACACCTGGTGGAATTCCAGGGATGAACAGCGTTACTGGTAATGATCAGGCGAACAGTGCTGCTGGGGCTGGTGCTAGTAAAGGAGAGCATCAGTGCCCACCTTGTCCCGCTTGTGCTCGTTGCCCTGAACCGGCTTTCGAGTGCAAGAAGGTTCCAAATTATTCCAGAAGTGAAGATATAAATGCACCAAAGCCAGTAATGGCTGATTTCAGTCAATTTGGTATGTGATATCATACTACTACGAATACATAAAAAAAATAAGTTTACTTTTTTATGTACAACACACAGACACGCACACTATCCTTGAATGCGCGCGACATTGTTGATTTGCGCTCGTTCATTCATAATGTCCAGATACTCATTGACTCGCGCATCATTTTCCATCCAGTAACCAATGATGTTATTTTGATCTTCAAATATAGCGTGCTGTGCCGCCTGAGCTTGCTGGTTTTGTTGAAAATTGTTCACGAGATTGTACCACATTTGGTTATTCTCGTTGCGGTGGGCGGCAACTTGTTCTTGATAATCAATCTGATTCATTTGATTGTTCTCATTGTTGACTATTCTATGGTAGATTTCAGCCAGGTTGTAGTCGTTTTGTGGGGGAGGCGGAGGAGGAGGGATTGCGGCAGCGTAAATCGGTTCGTTGTCGTTGTCTTCGTCGTCGTAGTAGTCATTATAATTGTGCTGCGGTTGTTCACGTAGACGACGGTTCAATCCGACAAAAGCGTGTTCGTGAATCAGATGACCGCCATCTAGTTGAAATTGCCGGGAATGAATACCGCGTAGGAAGACATAATGCAACAAGTCCAGCATTTCGTACTCATCGGCGAGTACTTCCAGCATTTCGTACTCGCTACACTCTCCTACAACCGCATTTGGATTGTCGCCAGTCGCTCTGAAAAGATCTTCAATGATCTCGTATTGTTCGCTTCCTTCAACGACATCGTAGCGAACCATATGCCCATATCGCATCGACTGATGCGGGTAAACGCTGATGAAGAAGATCATTTGGTGAATTCCGCCTTGTCCGACATTCTCATCAACCAAAAGCGAAATGTCGAGTACTTCAAACCCGTCATTCATCTGCATATCTTGGATGATTCGTGTGCCGTATACCGATGCGTCTGCGTGAAGGTATTCACCGTATTGCCCGCCAAAGAGAAGATCCCACATTTCCTGATCCATCAGCTGAATTTGGCGTAGTTGATGTCTATCATTACCTGTAAAATATCCGTTAGTGTTGTTGATGAGTCTTGACTGGTTTCTTATAATGTCTTGAACATCTGGGGACTGATTCCAACGACGAACTTCATTCTCGAACTGAAGTTGTCTCAACATTTGTCTTCTTTGGTATTCTTGCATTCTGTTATGAATTGATATCTATCAATGAGTGTGTGTTTCATATATTCTACAAAAAGCATTTCAATTTTTTAACAGAATGTATATACGCAGAGGATCATCAATGGGCGAATAAAAAATAATTTATTTATTTATTATACAGCATTATAGATATGTAATAGAATTGTGATATAGTATTTTGCATTATAAAGACATATTTGACCTTATTGATAAGATATATACGACCGTATTTCGCCTCCATTACGTCGGCAAATTTCCCAGACACAGTCTCCAGTTCGCGGCATATGAACTTCGTATTTCTTGCGTAATTTTCCGAATATGGGGCAGCGCGATGGAACGTGATTATCAAGCGCATCTGAGCAGTTGTTTCCATCAAACCCACATATCGCTAATTTTGGTGCGATATATTCATCAACCATACGCGGTTCGATTGCTGCGAATGCGAGTAAACCTACTCTGCATCCGATAGGATGATTTGAGTTTGCATCTATAATGTTAGATGATAACCTACGCGTCGCAGAATGGGTTGCTTTCACTAGTCTAGCGACCTTAGCACTTACTAGCGACAGCATATCGCTAGAGTACAAAAGCGGAAACTCTGCAACCACAGACAGCACATTTATTGTGTGCTTTATGCTTGCACCAGGGTTAATACTCATTGATTCTTTCAGGCAAGCTAGCCACAAAGCAATTAGCGAGGAAAATTTCGGATCTTCGCGAATTGTCTCTGCGTTGACCAACCCACGTTTGTATTTTTTGATTCTTTCCATAATATTCCCGATCTCACTTTCATAAAGAGTACGCATTTCGATACGTTCTATGAGCGTCACCGGATGCGAACGGGCGATATGAGAACCAAAATAGAATTCCTGATCTGTTTCATATTTGCCGGATTTTCCGTAACGATTGTCTGCGAATATTTCGCTCTCTTCTTTTGAATGTACACGACGAGCAATGACGCGTGCCTGGTTAAACCTTTCTCTGTAGGTATGATCGTACTGATAATACGGTAATGAAGTGGGCAGAAATAATCGCGAAATGAGAACTCCGACAATTCCTGCATGCGCAATCACCATATTTCGCTGCATTTGAGATAGCGGTGTGAATCGGGTGATTTCGTTCGTGTCGTGTGCGTGGGTTTTCGCTGCAGTGAACGCCTGCTTCATATAGTAATTTGATAACCACATCGTCGCAGCGCTTACCGGAATAGTATTGGACCGATAATCAATGTATAGCACCGGATTCACGCCACTATTTCGTGGGAGCAGACCCATATCTAGACTACCTCTGTTGGTTCCGATACGAAACCCGGTTTTTGCAGTTTCCCATAAACCTTTCTCCAGAAGAGAACAGGTTGAGCTCAAAGACGCCATCGTAAACGCGTGGTGTCGCGGAAATGCTGAATATGGTGTGTCTATCTGATCGAAATAGATGTGATAATCGTCGATCAGGCGCGTGTAATCGAACTGGAGCTCTCTTTCTTTCTTATCTTCGCGTATTTTATCATTATACGCGCGCCCCAATCCCGCCAACGCACTCGCAGCACGCTGACCGCGCGTAATGGACTCTTCTTCCATTTCTAAGTACGGTCTTGGCTTTTCTGTATTTGGTAAATGAACACAAAAGCCTTTGTATTCAAAGATCAATCTGCGCCTTTTATTGACCGCACCATTTCCGCAAGCGTGGCGCAAAGGATCGTTCACTGCTAGGTGTGAATTTCTTGTTGTGTATTTTTCCATTTGGTCTTTTTCAACTTGTTTCCAATACAACTTATTATTACTCTTCGAGATACTATTTACCTTCGTATACTTACCTGCCCGAATATCGCAACAAGCTCGACATTCACAAACCACCGAATCTTCGGCTTTGGGCAATTTTTGATCGAGTTCTTTCACTTCTTCCATCCAATCATCGTCATCTTCGCTATAGTATTCTCCATCATAGTCGTCGCCGTAAAAATCATCACCACTATCACTGCTGTAGAAAGCCATGTGTATTTTGATTGTCTATGAATCGCTAATATTCGAGATATACAAAAAAACATTTCAATTTTTTTGTCTACTTGCGCGTGAAATTTTTATTTTTGATGCTTTGTTTTTTGTTTATTCTCTTATGTTTTATGGTTACTTTTATGTTTCTATTTCTTTTTCTTTTTGAACCATCTCCACCTCCACCTACACCTATGCGACCTTTTTTTGATGGTTGAGTTGATGGTTGAGTTTTTTCAAATAATGATAATGCGTGTTCTTTGAGACCATCTTTCACTGATTCAAGCCTGGAATCAAATTTTTTATCTATACCGGTATAATAAGATGTGAAAAAACTATGAAGTTTATCAACATCACCTGGATTCTCCGTTTCTATTTGTTCGAATATACAAGTCATAATTGTTTTCAATGAACCACTAAATTTAATTAATTGTTCACTGTTAATATCATTTGCTTTAATAAATGTATTCATTATCATATGAGTTGTTTTATCGGGATCGGGTCGAATCTTATCTTTCAAATATACAAACCAAGCTTTAACATTGGAAGGAATTCGCATACCAGCACGAACGGGCGACATATCTAAGAAGAAATTCAATACAGAATGATATAATGTATCTTTCTGAGTAATACTTTTGAGTGAACTAATTATACGTGCGTCATGCTCCATACGACTACTATTTTTTCCAATTCCATACAATATAAAACCTATTGCGATTATTCCCGAAAAAGACGCGTAATTACTGACTACAGCAGCTACAGGTACAGGCATATATGCGCCTACAAAATCAATAGCATACTTCACATTTGTACACCCAGTATGTATAAAATTAAATAATAAATTGATAAATAAGGGCAAGTATGTTGCCGAATAACCGGCTAAACCAGCGCAAACCGCAGTTGCCGTTTGTTCTTGTAGAGTACCGCCAAATATAGATCTAAAATACGCTAATATAACACTTGCACTTGTTAAATGTATGTTAATACAGTCAATTATGTATCTTATTATTGGTGGTATATAATGTTCTGGTGATACTCCTTCTTTCATTTCTTTGTTTATAAAATCTTTCAAAATAGATAATATCTCAATAAAAATAATAAGCTTACAAAATACAAATATCGAGTATTCATTTACTGGACTTGGTTCTTCATCGTGTGAAGATTCGCGAACTTCCTTGAATTGTTTTATCGCATAGTTTGCTAGGCGTTCTATATCCATTTTTCCACCATTCTGCATATATCCACCACCACTACCACTACCACTATACCGATATTTTGGATGAGATGCTCGCACGCATTCAGTTGTTGGGTCTATACTTATTATTTCTTGAAACGCATTTTCTGCATTTTCTAACTCCATTATATTCTTATAATAATACAATAATATAATAATATAATAATACCATACTATTCATCCCCACGTTTCTTGATGCATTTATCGTCAACCTGAAATGTCGGAACTTCTACGTCTTGTGGAACTATTGATATTACGCATTTGGCTTTTTTACCATAAAGCGGTTCGGTGCAACCTTTTTCCGGTTTTTTTTCGAATTTCTTACTAAAATCGAATATTTTGGGTGCATCCTGTGTACATCTCGAACGAAAATGTTCATATCGTTCACGTACATCGCAATATGTGAGACCAGATGTTTTTCCAAGCATCTTATTCACGATTTCGTGCAATTCATATACAAAGCGTGAAAATGTATCTCGGCTTTCCATATGACACATCTTAATCGGTTTAGATTTAAAATTATTTGTTAGATTCATTCTACAATATTTACAAGGAAGAACGTTCCTTAAACTTAGCATAAACTCCATATAATTACGCTTATCTTCTGGTGTGGGTGATACTGGATAATTAAAACTCATTGTATGTAAGAAATGCCACATACTAGGACCCCATACTGTAGTAAGCATTCCATCACCACTATAAAAATCTTTTTTAGAAAAAGTATGCTTCATTTTCCGCGTTTTAATCTGTTTTGTGGTACCGCCGCCACCACCACGTATAGTTGATTGCGGTATAATATTGCTTTCCCATACATTTACCACAGGAAGTATTGAAGATGTATTTTTCCTGTTCTTTCGTCGTTTTGTCCTTGATTTTCCTATATATCTATATATATTATTGACCATTTTTCGCGATCGTTTCTTTGAATTAAACGCGTAATTATAATATACAAATATAATAATTCGAAATGTCGAAATCTATTTTAGATGACCCAACAAGCTATATCGTTGAATATAGTGAGCAAACAAAATTTTCTTGCATTTTCATAGGTATCGCATTATTCCTTATTGTGATCTTTTTTATAACACCATTATCCATCTCACCAGTAACATCATTTATTGTTAAATTTATAATTATTGGATTGCTTGGATTTTCATCGTATATTTTATTAAAAGCGATTATGCCGGTTATTGATGTGAAAGGTGCTATTGAGACCGACGAATACCCCGATTTAAAGAAGAATTTCTTCATAACTTCATTTTTTGTTTTTATTTTGTTTAGTTTAGGCGTTATTGTTATGCGAAAGTAAAATAATATCATTTACCCAAGAAGGAATAATGTCTGTATAATCGTAAGCATCAGAATACAGTTTCATAGTATTATCTTTTTTGTTGTTTATCAAACATCGGTTTTGTACTATATTTGAACAACAAGATATTCCAGCTTTTGCTTGGTGCATAATGGACAAATAAAATAGACGATCATTTGAATAATCAGTTCGACATATATTTAGTAAATTTCCATTCGTAATGTCTCTAAAAATCATATTTATTATGATATGTATGATATGTATTATATGTATTATATGTATGATATGTATGATATGTATGATATGTATGATATGTATGACTGATGTATATATATAATATGGAAAATTGTATTCATATCATTTATTTGACCGCGATGCGATGAAAATATTAGTTTCGCAACTTTTCGTTTAAAAAGATATTATTATTCATAATAATATATTATAAACGATATTTGTATATAATAATATAATGGCTACCGCTGGAAATACAAATGTAGGAGGCATTACTGGTGCAGGGGGGTTATCCAATATAACAAATAATTTAACGTCTTTTTTAAACACTACAACCGGTAAAGTTGTTGTTTTTGGATTTTTGTTTGTGGTAGTTACTATCGCGGTTGTGATGTATTTCTATAACAATAATCTTATTCCAGAGTTAAATAAATTTATTAATCAGATGTCTGGAAAGGCGGTTACTTCGACGGATGACTCCAATACAGAGGCTAAACACGCTACGTTGTATTTGTTCAAGGTAGAATGGTGCCCGCATTGCAAGACTGCAGAGCCTGTATTCAAAGAAGTAGAAGAGAAGATTAACGGTGAAAAGATTAAAGGGCATACAGTCAAATTTGTGGTCATTGATTGTGAAGCAGACCCAACAATGGCTGATAAGTATAATGTTAGTGGTTATCCCACAATTAAACTCGATAAACAGGGTGAGATCATCGAATATGATGCGAAGCCTGATAAAGCCAATTTAATTGAGTTTCTCGAGAAGGTTCTTTCTCCATCGTAGATTTATTACCACTTGTAGTTACGTAACAATAATAATAACCAATACTACGCTATTATTATTATATTTAGTTTCATTCTATGAATATACCGCTAATGTCTATGTCCGTTTCGGTAATTTCGTTTTCAGAATCTGCTATCGATTGTGTGATTGTTTGATCCTCATTTATCATTGTATCTAGATATATGTTGCTGGCGTCTATGTTGGTGGTGTCTATGTTGGTATGAATTTCGTTATTTTTATGTAATAGAGAATGATTACGCCGATAAGATAAAAATAGTTTAGCAAATGTTTCACCACGCACGATTAATTCGCGACGACAGTTCTCGTCTTTTACTACATCAACCCAATCTCGCAATTCTTGTATTTTAGAAAAACATATTACTTCATTAGGTATAGGTTCAACTAGTCTATTTTCAAACATATTCGCACTAATTTGGTTAAAAAACCCATATATGAAATTTGTAAATGTGGTTGTTTCATTTAGACTTGCAGGAATTCTCTCCCATTCCATTTTCACACCTAGTATTTCACGGATATCGCATTTTTGACTACGAATACAGTTATTTAAAGGATAATCGTTTATAATCGCACCATCGATATAGACACAACCGTCGCGGAAAATAGGTGTAAAAATAAAAGGATAGCAACAGCTCATATAACACGCTTCGATTAATGATTGATTTGGATGTGTTTTATACGACATATCTAGAGATTCAAATTTGTTCAGTTCAGTCACGACAAAATGAAGCTCTATGCCTGTTTTGTCGTAAAATTCCTTCATAGTCACATTCACGTTAAAATCTTTACCTTCCATCGCTGGACGAAGTGACTCGGTAAATTCCTTTATTCCGTATATTCCACATTGATGGTATAATTTAGAAATCGTGTCTAGTTTGTTTTTCGCATCAAATGCGTATGATGCAGCCTTAGATGTTGCTTCCGCTATACTCGCCGCAACACCTGAAGTGGCTGTACCAATAATCGATGATGATGGACTCATATAAATTTTTGACCACGGTCGTTTTAATAAAAAAGTATCCATTGTTTTCCATTCATAGTTTAAAGATAGTAATACTGCTATAAATGATCCGACCGATGAACCATACATCGTCTTTATATCATTAATATTCCATACACCTTCTTGGTTTAATAAACGTAGTGCGCCGTACATTGTACAACCCGAGGGTCCACCTGCTGCGATTACCAAGTGTTTAATCGTAGGAGGTTTATTGTTTGTATTTGTAGACATTTACGGATACGGATACGGATACGGATACGGATACGGATACGGATACGGCGGATGTATATTATTAATTAGCATTTTTAGATTTATACCCTTTATTATTTTTTGTGAATAAAAAATGTGTTTATTATCAATTTACTATGTTCCGATACACATTCACACACTAATACTCGACATCATTGTCTTGGGCTTTACCGTCGATCCATTCTCCTTCGAACATAATATGTTCGCGTCCATTGCCGAATTTGCGAATGTGACGCCCGAATCCGTGCATTTTGTCGTTTTTCCACATTCCGATATATTCGTGCCAGTTCACCATATGTCCATTCTCAGCGGCTTCGTCGCTCGTGTAATTTGCGGCGGCTTTCTCTCCACCGTAAATAAATGCAGCTGTGCGCAGCGTACCTCTTCCGTGCTTCTTACCTTCCAACATTTGCCCCATATAGTTGCTTCCGTCTGTGTAGGTGAAAATGACTTCACTTTGTTGTTTCTCGAGCGCGTTCTTCTGCTTTTCCTCTTCAAGCCATCGACGTTCGCATTCTAACATTCGAAATGGTTCCAATTCAACACGAACATTTTCTCTCAGGCGTCGATTGCACTCAGCCAAAAACTGCTGTTTCCATTCTGCTTCCTGTTCTTCAGTTAACTTGCGAAGGTTTGCCGCACTTGGAATGTATGTACTAATTTCTGCATTCATTCTGATTGTTTGATCACTATCTACTAAACAACGTTACGTTGAAAAAACATTTCAATTTTTCATCGATCTATGAGTCAAACGTTCTAGTATAACGAGTAATATAACAAAAATAATTATAATAATAAAATATAAACTCGATAGATGGACGATATTTTTAAATTTACGACAGATAATATTGAAAATGTTGAAAAAATCAATTTAGATGAATTATACGAAAAAAAACAAGAAACAGACAAGAATAAGCTTTTCACATATAATAAAATATTAACAAGAATACACGAGAAAATTAAATTGACTTCAAGACAGAAATGTAATCAGCAATTTTGCTGGTTTGTTGTCCCGGAAATAATTTTAGGTGTTGCGAATTACGACCACGCAGGTTGTATCGCATATTTAGTAGATAAGTTATTAGAAAATAAATTTATGGTTAGATATACACATCCAAATTTATTACTAATATCGTGGTTGCATTATGTTCCTAATTATGTGAGAACAGAATTCAAGAAAAAGACTGGAACGGCGATTGACGAATATGGTCGTCCAATAATGTATGACGCCGACGGAAAAATATTAAACCAAGATAAGTTAGGACTCGGTAACGGAGGTGTCGATAATAATCGCGCATCGAATACAGTAGCTGTTACGGATCCGAATATGCTATTATATAATGCATCTCGTGGTGGAGGAGATGCAACAGCTGGTGGTGCATCATCAAATGCGAACGAAAAGAAGGAATATAAGCAAATAAATACATATCGACCAACTGGAAATCTAGTATATAATGAAGAATATTTTCAGAAATTGGAAAATAGGCTCAATTGAACAAATCACACACCTTCTTTTATTATAGCATTCAACTGATTCTTATAGTCTTCAATTTGAAGTTCTATACGCTGCATAGTGGCGCTATCATTTATATTTTTATTCATACTTTTGATTCGTTCAATATTTCCGTATATCTTTTCAACCGCTTTATCTTTTTCCATCATAAGTCTTGTTTGTTTTTTACCAACTGCTGAATTGATCGCAGTTTCGAATTTATATATTAATTTAGTGAAACTGGTACCGGCACGAGTATTTCCAATGTTCATTTTGATATAGTCAATATATTCTTCGTTTGATTTCTGGGTATTTCCAGTATTTCTTGCTCCATATCCGAATGCATCTCCTTGTCTATCACTAGCCAAATGTTGCGATGATGAATCAAAACGTAATTTCGCATTTGTATGTAATGCATCTAGTAATTTAACGCCTTCTATGAAATTCTCTTGACAAGAAACATACATTCTAACTATTTTAACTCTAGCATCGTTTATTATCTCTTGTAACATACTATCAGTTAATTGAGGGTGAATAAAAAAATTATGAATCATTCCGTATTTTTGTAAATGACGAGAATAGTTGTTATTCGCATCGGAACTGGATCCCATCCGATAATCATCATACCCATCCATTTTTTTACTTGTTTTACCGTATTCATCCTGCATTCGTCGTATTTCAAGATCTGATTTTTTAGTCATAACAAATACTTTATTTAAAAGAGCAATTAATTCGGTGCGCTGATTATTCGTCTTCGTTATCATTTTTTTAATGTGTGTTATATAATTTTCGAAATATTGATTTGTTCGTAAAGTATCATCAACAACAATAGCGGCATCTATATTCTTGCTTTGATTAGAACCATTATCGGTCGGATTGAGTTTTTCTTTGGTTTCACAAACATTCCGTAAAATCGAGCTATTGATATCAAACGGAATATCACCAAAAGAACGTATTTCTTGGCTTGCATCTCGACCCGTTACCATTTTATATAATGCACGAACATCCGGCAAATAAATTTCTTCCATCATTTTAGTAGACATTTCTATAAATTCCGCTTTATTGTTCGCATACGTTTTTTCGTGGAATATATCGAGATATAATTTATCCAATGACGAAAATAATGAATTTTTTCTAGACGACGACGACGACGATGATGACGAGGACGACGAACCCAAACCCTTGATCTTGGAATATACAGAGCACACTGACGGTAATAAACGCTCATCATCATTATTGTTACTTCGTTTTAAACGATTGAGTTTGGTATTCATATCTCGTTGTTTTTTCATATATTGATGTAGATTTCCTGATACATATTTATCGAAATTATCCTTTTCAAACAAGCTATTCGCAAGCAAATCGCAATAATTGTAAGGTGCGCTACTACTACTCGATCCACCAGAGTAATCGAAAGGCTTAATCGTAGACATTATTGCGTTAAATAAATTTCCGACTTGAACATAAAATCTGGCGATTCCAATACACATTTGGTTCTTCTTGTATGAGTCTCGCTCATCCATTTCATTCTCTCTTATTGATGATGAATGTGTATCCAATAATAGCACTTTTTCAGATGCAGCGTAATTTTCATAATCATTCCCAAATGTTTTACGCCGTCTATTCATAAATGAAATTACCTTAAACGGTAATCTTTTAAGTATTTCACTTGTGATAATAATCAATTGCGAACATCTACCACTATCACTCAATGCAGAGTTTTGTTTCACTTCTTTTGAAATAATCTTATTCGCAATAAGATCTACTTGTAAAGCAATTTTATCATACTTATCTATTGAAGTGTTGTCGTTGTATTTCGATATTTCATTACCCATATTTGTTTCGTATTTTCGTATATATAGTCAATATACTAAATATTACTTTATTTCACTATCTTTATTTATAATCTTTATTTATAATCTTTATTTATAATCTTTATTTATAATCTTTTCTAACAAAATTGATATCATCTATTAAAAATGATATAAAGATACAGAACTATATTATATTTAAGGGGTAGTAGAATGACTACAGCGTCGAATTTAACGTCATATAATGGTGTGTTTATTCATTCTGATATAAAAAAAAATAAAACGTCATCTACTACCAATCTTCAAAATATAGACCGTCATCATCGTAATACGAAACAGACGTCTAGTGTTATCATATCGTCATCCGGTTCTAAATATAATACTAAAACTACAAAGAAATACAAACAAAAAAGCGTGTTATGGGATAAAATACAAGATGAGTTTTTACCAGAATTATTAAATGAGTTCGCTATTGGCGACCCAGTTGATAGTCGCAGTATTCTTACTATACCCGATAATGTGAGATCCTCGCCAAAACAGACAAGCGCCAATGTAGATACATCAGATGCACATGCGTCGTCGGATGATACAATAATTCAGGCGAAACACGATGATTCAATGAAACGTATGAAATTATCGTCCCTATTTATAAAACCTGAAACAAATGTAGAATGTTTATATCGACGAAGCAGTATACGTGAAAATTGCGATGTTTGTTCGTCTGACGTCGTCCTGACTGATGACGGATTCTTAACTTGTAAAAATCCAGAATGCAGTATAATATATACGGATGAATCACTCGATCAATCTGCAGAATGGCGTTATTATGGCGCTGACGACAATCAAGCAAACGATCCTACACGATGCGGAATGCCGGTTAATCCTTTACTAGTTGAATCATCCTATGGATGTAAAGTAATGTGCGAAGGCGGATCATATTCACAAGATATGATGAAAATACGTCGGTATACCGAATGGCTATCTATGCCGTATAAGGAAAAAGCACAATATGATATGTTTCAGAAAATAACAACTATCGCGCAAAATAATGGTATATCTAAAATGATTATCGATGAAGCTCTTCGCGTACATAAACGAATATCCGAGCACAAAACATTTAGAAGTTTAAACCGCGATGGTGTAGTCGGAGCATCGATTTATATATCGTGTAAGATGCATAACTGCCCTCGCACTGCAAAAGAAATAGCCACTATATTCAATTTGGATAATACAAGCGCTACAAAGGGCTGTAAAAATGCAGTATCTATTATTAACGAATTAGAATCTAATATGGAAAACTCCGAAAAAACCGCATTTTGCAAAACAAAACCAGAAGCATTTATCGACCGTTATTGCAGTCGTCTAAGCGTACCTGACGAACTAACTAAATTAAGCCAGTTTATCGCCGTTTCTATTGAGAAAAATAACCTCATTCCTGAAAATACACCTCATAGTATCGCTTCCGGCATTATCTATTTCGTCGCATATATGTGTAAATTACCCATCACCAAAAAAGATGTGAATAGAATAAGTGATATGAGTGAAGTCACTATTAATAAGTGTTTCAAAAAGTTATATGATATGCGTGAGAGACTCATTCCAAACATCATCTTGCGAAAATATAATGCCGCCGCGATACAACCAGAATCACTAGCACCTACGACATCTGTATAATTTTCACATCACATTTTCCGTTATATTATCGGTTATTTTATAATAATCTATATTATATCATCTATATCTATATTCTCGTCGTAAAGATTACGATTATTCATATGGATTTAGAAGTAGCATCATCGTCCAACTCTATTCACGCAAATATGAATATTCCTCCAAAATTCATTTTTATCATCCCTTACCGTAATCGAGAACAACATCGTGTTTTTTTTTCAACGTATATTCAAAAAATTATGGAAGATGTTCCAAAAAATGAATGGACATACTATTTCGTTCATCAAAATGATAAACGCCCATTTAATCGCGGTGCTATGAAAAATATCGGATTTTTAGCAATGAAATACAAATATCCGGATGATTACAAAGACATTATTTTCATTTTTAACGACATTGATACGTTACCTTATGATAAAAATATATTGGATTTTAATACAACAAAAGGCACTATCAAGCATTATTACGGATTCACATTCGCACTTGGCGGCATTTTTTCAGTTACCGGTGAAGATTTTGAACGAACTAGTGGATTTCCTAATTTTTGGGCATGGGGCGGCGAGGACAATATGATCCATTCACGCGCACTACGCGTCGGCATAACGATAGACCGTAGCGTTTTTTTTACTCTTGGAAATATGAACATTCTTCAATTTGCCGACGGGTTTAAACGACTTATTTGCCGCGATGAATTAGCTACTACGCTTCAAAGCGACAATATCGACGGCTTAACAACTATCAAAAATCTAAACTATCAGATTCTTGATGATTCACGTATGATTGATGTTACCACATTCGATTCATCTATCCTACCTTCTGAACTATTCTTTGAAGAGCAAACAATCGACCGTATCGGCAAAGTTCGAGTAAACAAAAAAAATCCACTCAATAGTATGAATCAGTTTAAATCTACTTTTTTTGGAGATATAAATGCACAGCCTCGTAATTCTAATTTACATCAATCTGATGCATCAAAACATCCGCAGATGCAACTACAAAATATCGCAAGACCCAATAATATATTACTACAACGTCCAACATACAGTGGACCAAATATAAACCCGAATTTACCATTCACTCATAATAATCCGAAATCTTCAACTCAAAATACATATCGCCCTCCTTCCATAATTCCTCAAATCATTCCTACGCGAAATGGCGCACCCAACGTTGATTTTTCTCGCAAAAATATACCAGATAAACAAGCTAATTTACAAAGACCTCTCTCCGCCACGAGTAACATACAACAATTCACGCGCTCATTCGGAATGAGAGGATTATTTATGTAAACTTTAAAAATCCGCATTAAAATCAAATACGTTATCAGACACCTTTTTCTCTGCTAACGCATACTCACCCACCCTTCTCTCGAAAAAATTCGTCTTACCAGCCAAACTAATCATCTCCATAAAATCAAACGGATTTGTTGAATTATATATTTTATCATACCCCAACTGCAATAACAACCTGTCTGCAACAAACTCGATATACTGACTCATTAATTTCGCATTCATACCTATCAATCTACATGGAAGCGCGTCAGATATAAACTCCTTCTCTATCTCTACCGCATCTTTCACAATCTCATACACACGATGTTTTTGGATCTTTTTCGTTAACTTCGTATATAATAACGCCGCAAACTCAGTATGCAATGCCTCGTCTCGAGAGATTAACTCATTACTAAACGTCAAACCAGGCATTAATCCTCTCTTCTTTATCCAATATATCGAACAAAATGCGCCCGAAAAAAATATACCTTCCACGCACGCAAATGCGATTAACCGCGTATGAAACGAACTTCGCTTGTCTCCAATCCATTTCATCGCCCAATCTGCTTTTCTCTTTATACACGGGTAATTTTGAATCGCATTAAACAGCTTATCTTTCTCATCTGGCTTCTTTATATATGTATCAATAAGGATACTATACATCTGTGAATGTATATTTTCCATCGCAATCTGAAAACCGTAAAATGCACGCGCTTCTGCTAACTGAATCTCGCCCATAAACCTTTGCGCCAGATTCTCCATCACAATACCATCACTCGCTGCGAAAAATGCGAGAATCATCGAAATGAAAAATCTCTCGTCGTCATTTAAGGATGCCCAATGTGCGTGATCCTTTGATAAATCAACCTCTTCTGCCCTCCAGAAACAATCCACCTGTTTTTTATACATATTCCATATTTCTGCGTCCTTTATCGGAAATAACACAAAACGCTTATCATCTTCATCTAAAAGCGGCTCAGTCACACTATTGCTTTTGGATACCACTGGAGAAACAACAACCGGTGGCTGTTGAACTAATACGGTCTGCATAGATTCTCCTTTTTCTTGGATATTTGTAGATTGGATTATTGGATGTTCGAGAGATTGTTGCATCACAGGCAATGTATATTTTGTATGTTACTTATATACTTTTATTATAACGATGAATGAGCTCAATAATAACAATGATTAGTTATTATATGTGATTGGGATTAATACGTTTTCCTAAATAAGGGATTTATGGTAGATATTATAATCAAATATATAAATCTCTCGAACCATCTATTTTATTTGATAAAAAATATATAATTCTATATCATAACAATATAAAACGATCGCACCGTAAATAATATAACACAATGAACACGCACGAGAGATTGGTTGATATCGCAGTAATTAATCTTGATCGTAGAGTAGACAGGATGGAATGCATTCAACGGTGTTCTCCTTTCAACGTTATTTCAGATTATACCGATAAAAATTTATACTCTATACGACGATTTTCAGCCGTCGACGGCAATAATCTCTCGACATACTACAAAACAAACCCAGAATATCGGGCATTATTAGACACAATTCGTGGACAATCTCGCGTTCTAGGCGAGGTCGGCTGCACACTTAGTCATTATTCGTTGTGGCTATCACACGCATACAACCCCAAGAATAAGTATCTTCTCGTATTTGAAGACGATGTGATGTTCACAGATAAATCCGTCGCACGATTTTCCGATACAATTAACCAATTGAAGAATTTCGAATGGACTAGTGGACCATCCAGATTCACATCGATGTGGGATGTTATGTACGTAGGCGGTCAATGGACGCCTGATTATAACATAAACAGTAATAATACCCATTTTAATTTTCAGAATATATCCTCTGAATCTCTCGATACGTACTTCAAACCTATGAATTTATCGCCCGAAAATACAATTTCTGCTCCCGCCGCAGAAGGTTCGCGTATATCGTCCATTTATAAAAGAAACAATCGATTCTCAGCAGTCATTCATAATGATAAAAATGTTTGGTATACCCCATTATTCCGAACTGCTGGTGCATATATGGTAAGCCAGAATGGCGCAAAAAAATTGCTAGAAGCCGTCGAAAACGACACCGCACTATTTATGAAAACACCACTCGATATGTGGATTCTCGAGATGGATTTTAGAGGGTATATAGATGTTTTCGATAGTTTACCACATCCATTTTATCAATCCGGATTTAATAGCGCGATTGATCCTTCACATATTGAGAACGATATACATCGTACGAAATATGATATTGTTACATTATGAGTATTAGTTTCACGTACACGTCGTGCGCGCTGCTTCTATATTACTTTCATCGAAAACGTCGACCAATCAAAATTACCGGTCCATTTTAATCTCCCGTCAATTTCACTATATCCTTCCTTTTGAATGATATATTGATCGTTAGCAAGCCAACAATCGTATTTGGGCTGTATATATTCCGTATAAAAATAATCTATGTTTTTAGACTCAAGTTCATTCAAGTTTGGGTAAGAATGCACGAATTCTAAGATTGGTTCATACATATGTCTCTTTACCAAGTAAGCGTGATTACACCATATCGTACCATTTACCCACTTATTCGTTGTATCCATCTTATCGAATTTTGTTAAAATTCCGCCCAAATATAATATATCCCAGTTTTCTATCGGAAGAGCTATATTCGCGAGTTCGGTGATATTATCGCGTATAATTATGTCGTCTTCTACAATTAATACCGACGATAAGTTATTACTCAGTGCATACTCTATCGCCTTTATATGCGATTGAAAACACCCAATCTTCGTATTCGTCGGATGTATATTATTCAATAATAATGTGTGCTTCACACCAAACGACAATAAATGATCCGATACATACTTTATTCTTTCTGGACGCTCTTCTATGCATATAACTACTACCTCTTCCGCAAATGGTGGTAGTATCAGAAATTTTGCCGTATTTACCGTATTTACCGTATTTACCGTATTTACCGTATTTACCGTATTTAATTGTACTACCAGGTCTGTCTGTGGAGGGACATTATTCGATATTCGCGGCGAATATGGGGTTTTATTCTTAAAATACTTTTCCCACGTGACTTCTTGTCCGTTGAAGGTTATTATTTTTAAAAATGGATTCTCAATCTCTTCATAACCATTGTTCTCCATCAATGTTCGTATCTTATCATAATTGTTCACCTTTATACTAAATACATCGATATGAAATACTTTGTTTGTTACTACTAATTCAACACTGCTATCATCGCCATTCTCGCCATTCCCGCCATTCCCATTCAAGTCAAACAATCTATTCTCTATAAAAAATGTTTCTAGTACGTCATATTCTGATCCTTCACAATCTACCGCACAATAATCAATATATTCCGGCGAATTTTGTTTACTACATAAATCATATAATGTTATCGTATCTACATTATATTCCTTACGACCAAACCTACACCAATCGTGCCCGTTTTTATTACTTTCTAGAGCATCTTTAATACCACTTAATGCCGGACAATCATTATCATAAAATGTCGCACCACCCAGACCCAGTTCGCTTGAAGAGGTTATTTTTGATACCGCTAAAAATATCGGATTGTTTCGATTCTTTGTTATTGACTCTTTGTATGTCTTCGCTGGTTCTACCGCTAATCCATTCCAATCCATATTCTTCTCAAAATAATAACACGACGACGATTCGATTCCATCACCAGCACCAATCTCTATAAAATATCCGCACCTCTTACCAATTGTGATATACTGATTCAAAAACTGGTCATTACGAAATATATGGTAATAATCATCTGATATTTCCAATTGTTTTGTATCACAATTCACGTAAAATAACGACTCTTTATTATTATAAACATCCAATTCTATTTTTTGTTTATTTAAAAACTGGTTTTTCTTCATTATATCCCCTAAGATCGTCTCCCATAAATGTGTCCCATATGATTCCGCTGGGAACTCGTAGGGAACTCTTTCAGATTTTGAAAATGTATCTCCATCTGTCCAATGTAAAGGCATAAATATATTTCCTTCCAGAAGTTTAATCTTATACTTGTGCATATAATGCGGATGTTCATCTAATAATTTTTTGTTAGAATCACGAATATGATGCGCCCATATTCCTAACCGTAATCCACACTTGAATTCATTTAACCATAATTTAATAAACTCATTTTTAGGCTTTGATGCTAAAAATGCATTGATTAAACAATCCTGTCCTTGCTTCTCCTTGCTTATGTAAAATGAATGACCACTCTTGAACACATCGTGAAACGGTTTCACAATTAACATATCCAAATCCAAATATACACCGCCGTAGTTATACAATACCTCTAAACGCAATACATCCGCCTTATATTGAAAATATTTCAAGTCATAACCATCATATTGTTGTGGTACTTCTGTTTTTTTGATTGTGATGTGCTTTTTTATATCATCCCAATACTTATTATTTACTGGCTCTTTTGAATTATGTATCCATATTTCGTAATCAGGCATATACTGTAACATCGAATGAATACACCTATGATGAAAATTGTAAAAATCTGTCTCTCCAAAGAAAAGAATATGAATTATTTTAGGTATTTCTTCATTGTATTCTTCATTATAAACTCGTGAATATAACTGTCCCAAATTACAAATAGAATAATGTCGAATATGATCGGGAAATTCATCGTGCTCCGCATTTGGACCTGGTTGCGGCATATCAACGATTTCTTCATATTGTTTTATCGCAGTTTTGGGATGTAGTACATAATTTCCGCACGCCCTGTAAAAACGTATATAATTCGCATCACGCTTATTGAAGTCCGCAAAATATTCAAGATACATGTCTGCTAGAGCCACCAACTTTTCGTAATTCTTCTCTTGATTATACAATCTATCAATTTCGGTTACCATCTGCATTCTCTCCATATATTTATAATTATTCTGTATTTGCATATATATTAAGCTGTTTTTACTATCTGAACTACTGTTCGCTTGTGTACCATTGTTTACTATATAACTACCCCACGCAAGACCTCTAATATCACAATCTTTGGGACATTTACCCGTATGATAATAATCATCATACCCTTCCTCTCTAATCATCCCATTCTCTTTCAGGGTTTCCCACGCTTTTGTAGGCTCTATCGTATAATGTGCTTGCCTTGATGGATCACGCGAGATATCATCAATTACTACTACATTTTTTTCGCCAGATACCAGTCTATATGAATTTAATAAATCACTATGAGGAATATTACCTTGATGACCACCATCCACAAAAATAAAATCAAATTTAAGTGGCGGCGGATTTTTTGAATTCATACGATGCGCAACCTGATCCTCATAATTAGGTACAGTATGTCTACTATCACCAGTGACTAATGTGTGGCGACCAGGAAATTTCTTGTCTATAAACCGCTTTGCGACGAAGACATGCGTATATTCACCTAGATCAAAACTCACAACCTTTACATGGGGTGGCGTAATAGCCAAAAATAATAACGCAGAATGACCTGTATTAAATCCGATTTCCATAATTGACGACGGGCTTTGGCGTTCTACCAAATATTTTAACCGTAACACCTCATCTGGAATCTGATATGATCCACCTTCCGGAATATGAAATTCCGATAATAATTTATTTAATTCACAGTTTAATACTTCAAATTCATTATCAAAGTAATTCATATTCACTGTATATTATTATGAATGATCCTTATTATATTTTTAAGTTTATTTGAAAATATAATACTTCATTTCCGATTTATTGTACTGGTTCTTCTGGAACATAATCAGAATCTATAATTCTTCCTGCATCGCCTAATATTTTTTTAACACAATACTCTCCAATATAATCGTCATTCGTTCCCCACGCTTTATAGTCATCACCTTCCATTAAAAATTTGTGCTTTTCTACTACATCAAATGATTCTATGTAGATTAACTTAATCAAAGCACAACTTTTAGGTTTCACTTCGATTGATCTAATCATTATTGTTGTTCCTAGATTTGTTCGAAAATTAATTAGTCCGTTCATTATGCTATATATAATTTACTATATAATATAATATATCCTTCCTATTACGCAGGGTAAATGACGTAATTCGTTATTATTTGATTGGAATTTTCAAAATACGAACAGAAATTTGATTCGATGATTGATTTGTCCCGAAATAGTTAGCTACATTTACCCAAAACTGAATTGTCTTAGACCCATTAAATTGTATATTTGAATTCGTAGTCGCACCTATATACTGACTGAAGCCGCGACTTGTTTTAAAATTTCCACCAAATGCACGGGTGTTCGGTGCTTGTAGGGTTTGTACGCAATTATAGTCAAACAATAATCGGTTATTATATAGCGAACTTCCAGTATTCGGATTAATCGGTACTCGTAAACGCCCTCTTATAGCGTGATGAAGATTCGCATCTCTATATAAATAAATTAGTTTTGAGTCTGTACTAGGACCAGTTGTTAAAGATGTACTACCGTTCCCGATATGATCTATAAAATTTTGCCTATAAAATGATTGGGTTGCGTCACCATTCCAACCCCAATATACATAATAATCTGTATTATCTCCAGCATTTTGTTGTATATCAATTTCAATGTCGTATTCAAAACTCTGAAAATCCCAATCAAATGGACCTAATGAAACACCGTGGCTATTTGCGTTAGGTAGTGCAGAAACCGGCGGACTCGCAAAATACATTTCTGTAGATGCTAATTCATTTGATAAAATTTCTCCTAGTCCAACATCTCTAATTTTATATGTATTCAAATCTATTAAAACTGCCGCAAGAGAACCCGCAAACAATTTGTAATATCTTCCATTCACAGATATAATATTAACTTCTGTATCATTACTATATTTTTTAACCATAGTACCAGTCGTATAGTACTTCACATTATCTATCTGGAAATACTCGCCTGAATTCACCGGCAAGTAAAACGAGTTATTAATATCACTAATCGTTATATTTGAAAGTACCGACGCAGGATTCGTTGATGTTACCGGAAGTATAACTTTAAATATAGAAGATGAAATGTTCGTCACACCAGCAAGTGCTGTATTTGCCGGAATCGCAGATAATATCACATTACCTGTAGTTTCCGTAAGTAAAATACTCGATATAGAACGATTATTTGTATTACGAAGTAACTGCAATTTTTGAAGAGCTGTGAATACGATACCCGTTATATTCGCACCATTAATATTCGTATTCGTAAAATTAGCACCAGTTATAGTCGCATTTGTAAAATTCACATTACTCATATTCGCTCCTGTGAAATTCACATTCATCGCATTCGTACCTAATAACGATGCACCACTTAAATCTACACCTGCATAACTTTGACTAGACGATATAGTGGTTCCTTCTAATATAGTTCCCGCCGAAGCCACTGTGATCACTGTACTTGATGATATATCCACAAACAAACTATTTGTCGCTTGTGTGGTAATTACTGTGAATGTACCCGGACTTTTTAATACGACTAAGCCAGTATTCGCATTTAAAGTCGCAAGTGTCGTATTTGACGGCGATAATGAAAATGTTATAACACCACTACTATCACTCGTAGGCGTTATTGTGAACTCTGGCGCAGTCACATTATACGATAAAGTCGCCGGCACTACTAAACTCGGAATACCCTTTGATATCTCTAACGACCAAGTTATATTTGCCGGAACACCATAATTACCTGATGCATCTTGTGACGCAGTTAATATACACGTTCCAACATCCAGAATTGTTACTCGACCCGTAGTTTCATTTACTGATGCGATCGCAGAATTTGAACTATATCTTATTAAACCGACACTTACACTATTCGCAGAAATATCGAAGGGCGCATCTTTATACATCTTGGTAATCGTAGCGCCAGTATTCGTACCTTGTTTTACTAACGTTGGCGTTCCAGGTGAAATAGTAAATGCAGAAGAAACATCTGTTGGCGCATTATATTGATTTGTTTCTATCTGGCTAGCAGTTAAAATAACTTGCCCAACCTTTTGAATCGTAACAGTATAGGTTGTCGCATTCACACGTGCTACTGATGCTGTATTCGAGTCACTGCTTGTAAACATTATATCAGTTGTCGTGTTAGAACTGATTGCTGCGATATTGAATGTTAAACTATTCACATCATACGGTCTTGAAAATGTTGCATTTGTAAAATTAGTCCCTCTTGTTATCGTGTTTGCCGCACGAGCAACGGTAAGCATATTGCTCGTCTTTGTTGCGAGTAAATATTGGTTTGTCTGTGCCTGGGTTGCTGTGAATCTGACTGTTCCTTGACCAACAAGTGTTATAACTCCGCTTGATGAATCTATAGTTGCTACATTTGACGCGTCAGTTGTATAGGTAATCGCACCTGCGCTCGGACTTGATGGTGCAGTTGTTATAGCAAAAGGTATTTCTCCAAAGGTTTTATTTGATTGGACTTCGAAGGTTGAACTAGCAAAACCGCTCACACCACGAGCAACGGTAAGCATATTACTCGTCTTTGTTGCGAGTAAATATTGGTTTGTCTGTGCCTGGGTTGCTGTGAATCTGACTGTTCCTTGACCAACAAGTGTTATGACTCCGCTTGATGAATCTATAGTCGCTACATTTGACGCGTCAGTTGTATAGATAATCGCACCTGTGCTCGGACTTGATGGTGCAGTTGTTATAGCAAAAGGTGTTTCTCCAAAGGTTTTATTTGATTGGACTTCGAAAGTTGAACTAGCAAAACCGCTCACACCACGAGCAACGGTAAGCATATTACTTGTTATTGTAGCACTTAAATATAGATCTGTCTGAGCCTGGGTTGCTGTGAATCTGACTGTTCCTTGACCAACAAGTGTTATAACTCCGGTTGATGAATTTATAGTCGCTACATTTGACGCGTCCGTTGTATAGGTAGTCGCACCTGTGCTAATACTTGATGGTGCATTTGTTATAGCAAAAGGTATTTCTCCAAAGGTTTTATTTGATTCGACTGTGAAAGTGGAACTAGCAAAACCGCTATCACCACGAGCAACTGTAACAACTGATGTGATCTCCCTATAACTATAGGTATCAGTTTCTAGTTGATATGCTTTTATTGTAGTTTCTCCAGATTTTAATATTGTGACTACACCAGATGTGATACCAACAGTAGCAACCGTCGGATCAGAACTCTCATAAGAAACAGCTGTTCCTCTATTACTTGTTACACTCGCTGTATATGTATTATTTAAATGTTGGATTGTATATATAAAATTTGCATTAAAGTTCGAAACTCGTGTTAATATTGTTGGCAATTTACTAATTGTAAAACTATTGCTATTTATTGAATCAGATGCGAAATCATATAACGATATTTGTGATGCAGTTATAACAGTTGAACTAGATACGGATAATTTTTCTATGACGCGCTGATTGGTTGGAACAGATACTGTTATACTGGATATTGTTCCAGACATACTTTCACCTGCTAGATTTATCCACCCACCTATTGTTACTGGACCTCTTCCCATAACAGTATTGGCTACATTTAAAGATCCAGTCTGAGTCGTGTTATTGGAAAGCTGTGTTAGTGTGAACGTGATAGTTGTTTTATTGCTTTGAGTCACATTTAATGCATATTGAACTCCAGTAGTATTACTCACAGTAATGTTAGGAACGTCACTTGCGGATGTTGACCATCCCCAATGTATTCTTTGTAAATTGGATATCCATAAACCCCAACCACGACCTGTATTGATCGAATTATACATATCGCCAATAAAGGGACGAAACCCACTTCCGGATGTAACCGTAAAACTTATATCCATTGACCAGTTGGAAAGGTTTTCTAATACAGGAAAATCATATGTAGTTAATACCGGTGTTGTGATTGGTCCTTGTATAGAATATATTGTTTTAGTGGTTGCTGCGCCAGTTGTTATTCTCGCACTTGAATTATTGACTGAATATACAAATTCTCCCAAACTATTTGAAAATGGATCAATAAACCAGCCATTCGGATTTGCTAATAACACGTTAACTAGAGTTTGGAATTCTCCAGGTGTGATAGTAGGTATAAACGGTAAATCCGGAGAATCAACCCAACTTGAAGAAGGAGATGCAAAATTAGTTAATGTACCAAATTGTCTAGTTACTGTTTTGTCTATAACAGATGTATATACTGTCCAACCAGAACCATATCCTTGATTTAATGGCCAATATCCCATTAATCTATCTTCATTTCCAATTAAACGGCGACGATAATTATCCGAAATTTGTTCTGGTGTACGAAGCACATTCCATATACGAACATCAGAAATAGAACCTTGGAAATTACGGTTTAAGTTGCCGACTAACTGTCCTGCGTCACATCCAATCATTATGGGTATACTTGTATAGTGTGTTGCAGATGTTGCACCAATGTTCGCGTTACTTTCAGTTTTTACTAAGACACCATCAACGTATAATGATGCTGTTCCACCCGATGACGTGTATGTACCTGCGACATGATGCCATTTTCCGTCGTTATATTTCAATGGACTTGAAATAACATATAATCCGATATTCGAACTTCCGGAGGTAACGCCAAACCCAACAGCTCCATTATTTGCTTGATCAAAAGTACCAACCATAAATAAGGCAAATTGAGATGAGTTTGATTGTCCACCGCCAATATTTCTGGCTACTAAAGTTGGAAACTCTTGGGGTTGCGGAGATGTATTCGTTGTTTTGAACCAACACTCAACAGTCATTGTATTACGGAACTGGGTTTCATTCGCCCATGTGGGAATTCCGAGATTAACATAATCGTTAACACCATCAAATTGAAGTGATTTAGTAGTCGGTGTTCTGAAATTAGCACCAGTTATATTCGCATATGATAAATTTATCCCAGTGATATTCGCATCATATGCTATAGCACCCCATAAATTCGCATTTGTAAAATTCGCATTTGTTAAATTAGATCCACGTAAATCGCTGAAGCCAAGATCTACACCCGAAAAATCAACTCCAGAAAAATCGGTATAGGTAATATCACCAAAATGTGATACCGCGTTAAGTTTTGTACTATTATATGTTGTTAACGAGTAACCATTATTGATAAGAATACCAATATTTGGTATAGATACTAATGTATTCGATCGTCTTGCCGAATTATAACTTACAATTGCAGTATTAAATCCATTACTTGTTCTATCTTGAAATGTAGAACCACTACTCTCATTGAATAAATAATTCGCAACAAGTCCACTTGTATTCGATGGAAGAATACGGTTACGATTTATTCGGATTTGAGATGCGCTTCTGGCTACACTCCATAAACGTAAATCATAAAGCACATTTCCATCTTTCATAAAATTACAAGTGCATACAGTCACAGCCGGACCTGGAGCTTGTACACCGATTCCGAATATACCTTCATTCGAAGAAAAATTTCCTGTGATATTTGTGAATGTCTGTCTAACAACACCATTAATATAAAAAGTCATAGTAGAACCTTCTCTAGTCAAGGCAATATGAGACCATTGAGCAACAGGAACAACCGCGTTTTCTGCATATAACCAACTTCCTGCTGCTGCTGCTGAATTATAAAATGATAAGCCTTGCGCATTACTAGTATTTAAATTTCTGATTTGAAATGTATAATTATAGTCTCCCATATCGACAATCGTACAGTTTGTTTGTCTAGCGGTTTCATAATACCACGTTTCAATTGTGAAATTTTTGGTGCCGTCCGCAATTCTTAATAGATTATTGTATGCGCGAGTCGAATACATCGCATTATTATATCGTAAAAAATAAATGCGGTTATCAATATATGTATCCAAAATGTATTTCCAGTTATAAATTTCTGGCGTGAAATAGACATTTGTTAGATTAATATCATTTGTTTCAAGAACCCAATCTCCTCCGCCCAATGATGTTCCTGTATTATCATTTGATGCGCGGATTATGATATTTTGTTGGGAAGAAATTGTATCTATAATGTATCTCCAATTCGGATTTGCATATAATGCGCACGCAACTAGATCGAGTGTAGTGATTCCATATATTGTCTTGAGATTCTGAATAAAGGTCACAAATGATGACCACGATTGTAAATTTGGATCCGTTTCTATTACGTCTTTTACTACTGAATTGATCGGTTCACTATGAATAAGTTTATATCCATAGTCCTCTATATTCGAGTGCTGCATAATGCAAACTGAATCAAAGACCATCGGTGATGACGATGCCTCTTTTGTATCTTTGAACAGGTCGTACAATTCATCCAAATAATTTATATACAATAATGGTCTCACAACGTATGTATTACTACTATTTATTTGGTTCTCTTCTGTCGAAGTATTAGTTATATCATTCGCACTAGAATCTACTGCTTCCGGTGCTGATTCTATATTCTGAATCTTCGCCCTTTGAAAAAATACCGGCGTTTTCCGGATGTTCGTACTTTCGGGATAAAATGTCCAGCAACTGCTGCTAGTTGCATCCCCCGATATGTCTGTATTGCCGGATGATATATCTTGTTCTGGATTATTCATAACATATTCCAAATGCTCGGCGTAAAGTGTTGACGGAAGTAACTGAAACGACGACATATCGAAACCATCGCACGGTGTACAGTGGTTGCCTGATCCATCCATTTGAGTCGGTGGGATTGGCTCCTCATAATAAAAATTATCTAAAATATACTGGTTATTTTCATTTAAGAATCGTAATTTCGAGAGAATTGTATCTTGTGTATCGTGGAAGTAATTAAATACCAAACAATATGTTTTGCTATTTGTAGCGTTTATAATTACGTCAATATCTTTGATACGGCTATCTATCAAAATTAATCGTGGAACATCGGGTATAACATTTATATTTTCTGTAGTATCTGTAGTAGTATATGGAGGAGGGTATGCATAGTAGTAAGTAGTACTCTCATTGTTACTTATATCAGTAGTACTCTCATTGTTACTGATATCAGCCATTATTGTATATAATATAGCAATATATTACTATGTTATATAATAATAAACATAAAAAACCATATTAATTATATGATAAATTATCACGATTCTAATTTCTTAATATTCGTGTGATCAATTCACTTACTTGTGAAAAAAATTGAAATGTTTTTATTGATTGAAGACAATACAATAGGTTCAACCACAAACAATCAACAATACGAAATCACAATATGTTCGCATCTTTGCGCAATGAAAAATACAGTTGCGGACTATCAGGCGTTCCCAATATTGGATGCACCAACGACGAATTGCGTTACCTTCTTCTCACATATACCACAGGAATGAGAGTGAATCTCTCACTTGGAAAACCAGTTTTCACCACAGTTTGTGCACCCGAAGACGACACGATGCTAGCGGCGCCGACCTTTGAAGAACACACGAGCGACGAGACACACGAATGCGATTCTGCTACTGCTGCTGCTCCTTCTGGAGAAACTCTCACCGCAGAAGATGAAAATGAAAAATACGACGATGATGGAATATCGACCCCCTGCATCAGACCCAACAATGCGGAATGCGATAAGGCTGCAAACTTCATTAAAAAAAACGTTGTGCTTGCTGAAATATTTGCTAAAGAACTGGCGTTTTTGGGCAGAACAGTTGAAATGATCTCACTCGTCGCATCGCGCTACCAAGAAGAGCAGGAGGATAAGCAGAGATCTTTCGATGACGACGACGACAGCGACAACAGCGACGACAACAGCTACGACGACAGTGTAGGTTCATCATTTGAAGATCTTGAACTAAATGACCAAACAAAATTACCAATGTTATGTCGAACGGAATCAACCCCAACTTGCGCAACATCTATTCCAGCGAGTGCCGCAACTTCGTCGAATCAACTCGCAACATCTATTCTTGTCGGAAGTGGACAAATCCGATCTTCATTTCAAGAGTTGTGTGCAAGTGTTGGACTCGATGATATTTGCCTAGTCAATTCGATGATTATGCCCGATCGTCCGTCTACTACCAGATCAATTGAAGAACAAAGACGAGCCGGAAATGAATGCGCATCAAAGCTGTTTGCGCGATTTTCTAGCTTTTCCGATGAAAGCGCGCGTACCGAAATTGTCGGGTACTTTGAAAGTTTGCGCAGCATATCACAAAGCGCTTGGAATATGATGTCTCTCTTCGCATTCACAAATCTGTTTCGATTGACCAAAGGAACTGACTTCGAAATCAGTCATATCAATCCAGATGATGCTATCTTTCCAAATCGTGGAATTCCTTCATCAAATCGAATGATGGGATGTGTGACTAGGTTTTCGTAACAAATTATAGGTATCTTGCTAGGTATGACGGTAGGTAATAAAAAATATTATTTGTATTATCTAACACTTTTTTATACCCTTTTTATTATAATCTTCGCTTCTATGATTAGGCATTACTTATATAATATTATTTCTTTTTCTGTCTTCCCCCACCAATCATTTTTTTTAATTTGTAAAAATAACCCTTTTTAGTTTTTAAGTATACAACCATTCTATTATATATATATATATATATATTGGAAAAATTGAAGTTTTAAATGAGAAAAGGTATAAAAACATATAGTAACTTATATATTGAATACCAAATAATATGAATGTTAGATATTTTTCAGATTTACATTTAGAATTTATTAAACCAAATAAAATAGAAAAGTTCATTGAAAAAATTCCATCTGGAATCAATGAAATATGTATACTAGCAGGAGACATTGGTAATCCATATCAAAAAAACTACGATATTTTTATGAAGTTTATAAGTAAAAATTTCAAAAAAATATTTTATGTTACAGGTAATCACGAATATTATAATAAAACAAAAACGATACAAGAAACAAACGAATTTTTGGAAAGTTATTGTTCACAATTTGATAATATTAGTTTTTTGAACAATAATTATGAAATTTATGAGAAATATTGTTTTATTGGTACTACTCTATGGAGTAAAATCATTGATCCAGATCCAGCTTACACAATCAATGATACATCTAGTATACCTAATTTTAATTATATTCAATATAATAGATTAAATATGTTAAGTGTTGATTTTTTACAAGACGCTTTACAAAAAAATGAAAATTGTATTGTTATAACACATCATATGCCTTCTAGTTCATTGATTGATATAAAATATAAAACTATACAAATGCAACCTTATAATCAATGGTTTTATTGCGATTTGGATAAATTAATTGAAACAAATGGAAATAAAATTAAATATTGGATATACGGACATACTCATACACCATCTAATGTTATTATGAATGAAATTCCGTTTTTATGTAATCCAATCGGCTATCCAAATGAAAATAAAAAAACAGATTATACAAAAATATTCACAATCTGATGCGTTTGAGATGTAAAAACGGGTATAATTCGATCCTAATATTCTCGAAACTGGTCGCGAATATGCTCAAATACAGCTATCGCATCTTTTGCACACGTTGTTATATAATCAGCAACAATGCCTTCATCGGTGCCGACCTTTTCCGCAAAACCAACGCGAATCATACTATCCGGATTGTGTGGATGCACCTTTCGAAACGCGCAATATGTTACTGTCTGATCTTCGGCATAATGTTTGTCGTGCAGAAAGAACTCTAATACTTTACCTAGTGTATAATCCTCATTCTTCAATTCAATATCATATCCATTCTGTATCGTAGATACTGTCGGTACAATATGATTCACGCCACTTTCGATATCACTGATAAATTTGGTACACTTATTGATCATAATTTGCGCAGCCTTTGAAACAATCTCGGCGTTTGAATAAACACCAACAGTCTCAATAACAAAATCAAAACTATCTGGTTTAGTCAATCGTTGCGCATCCAACAACGACCAATTTTTTCTTTGCAGTTTGATTTCCTCGCTTCCGATTTGAAGTCCTTCCTTCACAAGCTCAGCCTCTTTCAATCTCCACGCTTCATCTAGTTTTGTGGCGTCGATAGTCATACTATACGCGCAGGTGCATACGACATTATACGCACCATCTTCTTTCGCCGTTGCAACGTCAAACTCGCAAGTAAGCGATAACTGCTCACCTTCGCCATATTCGGTGGTTTTTGGTAACAATCGCATAAATTCAATATAGTCGCCACTAATAACATCAGGCGGAAAGATCTCTTGTACTTTGACGTCAGTGAGATATTTTCCGTTTGATTTGTTCTTTATTTTGAAATCTTTTGTAGTCACATACCTTATTTCGTTACCGTCCGCAGTGACGTTTACTTCAAGAATGTATTCCTTGTATGGAAAATCTACATCCTTAATATGAATTGGAATACAGCTCAATCGCTGTTTCACGATTTCATTGTGAATTCGCGACGTATTCACAGTGATCGACGCCTTGCATTCTGAATAAGGAAATGTCCGAAATACGAATGTCGGAATTTCCGACAAAATAACACGACGAAGCGCATTTGCTAAACTGACGTTAATTCGATCGATTGTGAATTTCAACTCGCCATCTTCATCGGTTTTCGATACAATTCTTGGAATATATTTTGAAACAGCATTTGCAGAATATACTGGAGCGGATGCTGACGTAGCACTCGATGTTCGGTTCATATTTCCTAGCATTGATATAGTATTGATAGAATAAAGACGCGAAGTTAAAGAAAGTTTAGGCGGAAATACGGACTCTGTTAATAAATCCAGACAGTTGTATTTATATTTTGTTTATATTATTATATCAATTTTATTGATATATTCCTATGATAAACGCGTGTGAATAATATATAAATACTAATAATAATTATTAAGTATCGTGAGAATAAGACAACGTTAGAAAATGTCGTGTATTATTTATTATAGTAATCACTGTGATAAATCAAAAACAGTTTTAACTACTTTATCTAAATCGCGCATACAGGATGATATTCATTTTTTATGCATAGATAAGCGTGTTCGGTCGGGTCCATCAAGTTGGCATATTGTTACTGAGTCTGGTGAAAAGGTGTTATTACCGCCACAAGTTAATCGTGTACCAGCGTTACTTCTATTAAATAAAGGGCATCAAGTTCTTTATGGTGATCAGATTTTGCAACATTTTCAGCCAAAAAATACCGCATTAAATGCTGCTGCTACAAATTATAACGGTGAGCCAAATGCATTTTCGATTGGTAGAGAGAGTATGGGTGGATACGGTGTCGCATCGGATAATTATAGTTTTCTTGATCAAACCGCGGATGAACTATCTGCAAAAGGAAATGGTGGAATGAGGCAGATGTATAATTATGCTACAATTGATATTATTGATAAAATTGAAACACCGCCAGATGATTATTCGCCTGATAAGGTTGGTTCTGTATCTCTCGAGCAGCTTCAACAGCAAAGAAATTTAGAAATAAAGAGCAACAACAATGGAAATATTAACAGCGTTGTTGGTGGTGATAATCGGAATAATGCTTATAGCAACAATGGAAAGTCTGGTTTCGGAAATGAAAATGTGGTTGTTCGTCCGCCTCAACATATGAGTGGAGGTGGAGGACCACAACAGCATAATGCACCATATCAGTATCAGCAACCTCCGATGCAGCAACAGCAGCAACAGTATCAGCAACCTCCGATGCAGCAACAGCAGCAACAGTATCAGCAACCTCCGATAAATCCAAATCAACGAGGTCAACCATTACCGCAACCACAACAATATGCTCCTATCGGCACTCCCCCACAACAAGCTGCTGCTGCAGTATATCGCGCACCACCACAACAAACAGAATACTCTAGGTTATCTACACAACAAAATCAAAATAGCGGTAGTATGAGAGGTATGGATGTTCGCCCACAACCACGCGGTGGCGGAAGTTGGATCTAAATCACTTGTATAATACACCTTTGAACATTTAAAACGCAGATATTATAAAAAATTGATTTATTATTATTGGTGTAATAAATAATTATACCAATAATAATGTCGTTGCAGCCACATATCGATAAAGTAAAAGAACAAAATCCTTTATGGAAAAGTAATTCAAGAATTATAGGTAGAGCAGCTGAAATATATTGTTGTGAAAAAATTCAATGTATAAAATGTAATGAAATGAGTTGGTTAGAGTGTATTATAAATGCAAAATCTAAAGATCAAATATGTAAAAATTGTGGGAAAAAATATCAAATTAAGTGTAAAAATACTACCAAAAAGTCATATAATAATATAAAAAAAAATAGTGAATTTAAAACCATTGGAGCAGAATATCACACTACATTAAAAAGCATTGAAGATCAAATCGATTATATAATAATTTTATACGAAAAGGTTAATCATAATATATTAGATATAATTCATATAAAATCCGACGATATTACTTGTAATAATATTATTCCGAGAAAACCACTCAGTAATAATGCTAAAAGAGCGGGTTGGAAAGGGTGTAATTTACATTTTACAAATATTCATTTTATTACACCGGCGTTTTAAATGTTTACACCCTTGAACACTTAAAATTTGTCCCAGTTTAAATCTTCAAGGGTGTAAAGGTGTAAAACATATGTGCGTTTTATTATATAATACTGGGATTGTTTATAGCCATACATTATTGTACCTATTTATATTTGATTAATCTATTGTCTATGAATGCTTTCAGCTTACCGGGAGATCGTTTAGTTGGACTTAAGTTAACATTACCTCGTTCTAACTTGTTTGCGATTTCATTTATTATTATCCGACTATTCTGAATTGGTCTTGGTTCTCCTCTCAATATGTCGAATATGTTTCGGTGATTGCCTTCGGCGGACATATCATTTCTTTGTAGTGGATTAGCAGCAGCGCGATTTCTTAAAGATGGTGATTTACTTTTTGTACCTTTCTTATCACCTCCACCAGTCATTTTATTATTTTTATCATATTTTCGTGAAAATCTTTTACCATTTTTTTGTTTTTGAATATCGAGCCATTTTATACCATATTTATATATCATAATTTATCTACAAGCAGATAATTACTCAAGAAGACTAAACACATCTAAAGATGCATAAAGTAAGTAAATAAATCGAAGTAAATAAATCGGAGAAATACAACCGGTTGTTTAACATTTTTCGTAGGTATAAAATCAAAAAAATATTCGGTTTGAATATCTTATTTCTCTTTCTTTTTCTTTTTCTTTTTTAAACCAAATAATATTTCCTATAAATTCCTAGGAATTTCCTATAAATCCTAGGAATTTTTCAGACCATAATTCGTAAAAAAATATTCGGTTTAAATATAAAAAAAACAATAAAATGCACAATTTGACGTTTTAGAACGAAGGGATTTACCCCCCAAAAATTGGACATTTTTTGCCGATCCAAAAATGTCCTTTTTTGACTTTGCGCGCGGAGATTTTTAAAAACACGTTGATTTTCGTGTTGTGACTGAAACGCTCTTATTTCCGTTTTTTGACCCTAAAAAACTGTGACTGACTTTTTTTAGCGTTGTCCGAAAAAATGGTGTCTGTTGGTTTTAGGCGTTTTTTTGTCTCCGCGTAGACTATAAAATACTACACAAATACGACAAAATGCGACAAGATACGACACTAAAAAAACTCAAAAATTATACGTGCGAATTTTGCGCATTTGTAACGAGCAACAAAAATGATTACGGACGCCATATCACCACACGTAAACACCAAGAACGCGAGAAAGGAGACATTAAGACTCAAATTACGCCATTTGGGATGTATTCTTGTGATAAATGTGATAAACAATTCAAATCAAGAACTAGTATTTATCGCCACAAGCCCAAATGTGAGATGATAATCAATAAGATCATTGATTCCACTCTATCAACATCGAGTAGCGCAAGCATCGAAAACACAACCGTGGAAGGGACGGGTAATGTCCAAATAAACGAGCTTGTTGCGGAAAATATGAAAATGAAGGCAATGATGATTGAGATTATAAAACACAATAATCATTTGCAGACACAGATGTTAGATTTGTATAAAACGAATATGATTATTTCTTCTAATGCTAACACGAATCCTTGCGTGAAGTCTAGTTCTGGTAATACAAGCCATAGTCACAATAATCACGTTAACATTAATACGGTCAATAATACGAATTGTAATAATCCGACGTTTAACTTGAATCTATTTTTAAACGAACAGTGCAAGGATGCGATGAACATCCAAGAATTTGTGAATTCGATACAGTTGAATATGACTGATCTTGAAAATGTTGGGAAGTTAGGCTATGTTGAAGGTATATCGAATATCATTATCGATAATTTACAAAAAACTGATCTTTATAAGCGACCAGTGCATTGTAGCGATGTGAAGCGCGAAACATTGTATGTTAAAGATGATAATAAATGGGAAAAAGAAGGTCCTGAACACCAAAAAATGGTAAATGCCGTACTGGCTGTCGAACACAAAAACATCGGATTGATGGGAGAATGGGCAGCAGCGCACCCGAAATGTATGGACAGTAGTGCAAAAGACAACAATACTTATTTAAAACTCTCTAGAACAGTAACCGATGGAGAACGAGACGGAAACATCGCGAAAGTTATACGTCGTGTTGCGAAAAACGTTGTGATTGATAAATAATATTTATTTCATATGATACGCCTTATCGATTCGTTCATTACGCAGAATAGAATCGTCTAGTTTGTGAATCGCATCAATCGTCACATTTGACGTCAGAATCAGAATTAAATTCGGATAAAACCCTAGGTCGGTTACTTTATCCAACATACTATTCCAATCGCTTTTATCCATCATCGGAATCGGTATATATCGCAATTGTACCTGCAGCAGTATTCACAACTTCATTGAATTATTGGCGTGATCCACTTCACGATTCGTGGCGTAGAACAATTGATATATATGTCGTTTATTCGGGAATTGGCGCCATTTGTTTATATGCATATTATCACATTGATAATATGAAATCAGTACGAAATGAATACCATACCGTATAAATATATAAAGTTATTTCTATATATATATATTAATTCTATAGTATTTATTGTGAGTGAACAATGACTGAACAATATTCTATTCCCGCAACCATAAACCACATATCGACAACATCGACAAATGATACAAGATTAAGCAAGTGGGCTGCAGAGATACGCGAGTTACGTGATAAAATATCCGAAGATAAGACAATCAAGCAGAAATCGATGGACCATTTAAACGATATTGTTACATTTAATAGTATGATATTTTACACCGGATTCTTTTTTTCCTTTATGAATTATACGTATATATTCCCCTGGCTTATGATGGGATTATCTATAAGTTCACACTGGACTACGGTAAGCCATCACGTAAGCCACGGAGGTTATAATGATAAAGATAAATATAATCGTTTCACATATGGCGTGAAATTTCGCAGGTTTTTTGATTGGATGGATTATATATTACCAGAGGCGTGGAGCTGCGAACACAATGTATATCATCATTATATGTTAAACGAATATAATGACCCTGATAATGTGCAACATAATTTGATTATATTAAGGTCGATGAATGCGCCATATCTTATTAAATATGGTATTATTGCGTTTTTCGCAGCAACGTGGCGTATCTTTTATTATTCGTCGAATTCATACAAATATTATAAAGCAACTAAACTGAAATATACTATGCAGAAAGAGGATTATAAACAGATGACGCTATTCGGAATAGTAACGAATGAGTGGCCATCTTGGATTAATAAAGTTGAATATTTCACGCACGTATTATTGCCTGTGTTACTATATCGAGTAACGTGTTTTCTTATTGTATATGCGATATCGTGTTATATACCATTTGTGATTACTTATGGTTGTTTAAAAAACGTTGTTGTGAATTATATAATAGCCGACTTGCTATGTAATGTTCATACATTTGCAATTATTGTTCCAAATCATTCTGGTAAAGATATGTATTTATTCAATACGCCAGTAAAAGGTAAAAGCGATGAATGGTTGCTGCGTCAGTGTATTTCATCAACAAATTATAACACTGGAAACAACGTTATTGATTATTTACAAGGATGGCTGAATTATCAGATAGAGCATCATTTGTTTCCAGATATGTCTGCGTATGAATATCAGATTATGCAGAAGGACGTCGAGAGAATCTGTAAAAAATACGGCATACCGTATGTTAGTGAGAATATATTTATTCGTTTGTGGAAAACGATTAAAATTATGACTGGACAGGAAAGTATACCATATTTTGAAGGAAGTGAATTAGAAAAGTATGTATATGAACGTATCTCGTAATATTGTAGGATTATCTGTTTGTACAAACCAATAATAAAGCTAATTAAATATAAAATTGATTATTATATATTTAATATATTGAGGGTACGTTACTGTATTCTTCGAAGTTGGATTATGAAAAAATCGAAAAGTGACGACACTACGCGAATTCATCGATTGAATTATATTGGTTCGAAATTTCAATTATTAGAATGGATTACCGAATATATGAAATTGAAAACCGGGGGGGATAGCTTTTCGGATAAAACGGTTGCAGATATATTTGCTGGAACTGGCGTAGTTTCTCATCATTTTCGCACAAAAGGTGCAACTGTACTATCGAATGACGCCGAATTATACAGCTCGATTATCACGCACGCGTTCACACGTTCGGTGTATACAGATTTAACTGTTAAAATTATCTATGAAATGAACAGTGATATTTCTGAGAATAAACACGGTATCGACGTAAGCGAGGAGGGAGGGAATTTATCCACGCCAGGATATATCACAACTCATTATAGTCCATTCGAAACAAATGAGCGAATGTTCTTTACTGTTGAAAATGCGCGTCGTATCGATTATATGCGATACAAGCTAGAGCAATTACGTAGAGAAATGGGCATTAATATGACGGATGATGAATATAAATTTATTCTAGCGTCAATTATAATCAGTGCAGATGCTGTTAGTAATGTTCCTGCAGTATATGGATGTTTTCTAAAAAAATTTAAAACAAAGGCTGTGAAAAATCTTGTTTTGTATCCTATACACACAATTCGTGAAAATGCGCGGTTGGGGTCGAATACGAATAATTGTGATGTGCTTGACCTCGAATATATTAGTGGAATTGTAGCGGATATAGCATATTTGGATCCACCATATAATGAGAGGCAATATTCGAAGAATTATTTTCCATTGAATATGATTGCGAAAACGCCAGAAGAATTGAAATCAGAGGCGCCGTTGAAGGGGAAGACCGGAATTCCGGTAGATTGTTTCATTTCCCCGTTTTGTAAAAAGGGGAAGACGGTAGAGACGGCATTTGATACGTTATTTCGCGAACTTAAGACGAAATGGGTGTTCTTATCTTATAGTAGCGAAAGTATAGTATCGAAAGAAAAAATAATAGAAATTATGGGTAAGTACGGAGATGTAGAGGTTATTCAGCGGGATTACAAACGTTTTAAATCATTTGAATATAATGATGATAAGGAAATCGTAGAATATCTATTTTGTCTAAAAAAAAGTGTTAGCGGTAGCGGTAGCGGTAGCGGTGTTTGAAAATACGCATTGCGTAGAAGTTTCAGAGATCTAGAATGTCGAATTGATCACTGAAGATGCGAAGGATGTTTTCGATCGACCAGCGAATAGCCATATTTTTTCGGTTTTTGTGGAATTGCCATTCAAGAATGGGTTCTTTTTTTCCGTCGATGGTAATGCTTACGCTGCTCGAACCTTCCCATTTATCGTATGAGAGTGTCCAAGTGTATTGATACTCGCTCCAATTCACAGGTGTGGTGGCGGTGGTGGCGGCGGTGGTTGCGGTGGCGGCGGCGGTGGTTGCGGTGGTGGCGGCGGATAGTACACTATTTCTTGGTGTGATGAATCGGATAGTGTTCGTATCCTTAACATAGTAGATCAACTGTGAATCAAAGGTGTATCCCCACAACACAGACAGAATCGATGAAATGTTCTCTTGGATGTGTTGTTTGAGATTTTCTTTGGTGGTATACTCAATTCCAAGAATAGTGCAGAATTTTGTAGGTGTAGCCTGACCAATCACTTGTGCAGCAAGTTTTCCACCCTTTTTCTTGTTGCTTTTCGCAGACAAATGCATTTTCCCATCAAGCGACGTAAAATCGTAACGCGCGCCCTTTTTAGCAGTGTGAACGCAAGGTGGAAACAAATTTTCCGTCAAAATTTTGGAAAGACGCGGTACCAATTTGTCTACCTCATCTTGGCTATATTTGAACGGTCCATCATATGGAATGCCCACGCTGTCGCAAATTGCCTTTTCAAAAATCTTACCTGTGTCTTCAGTTTTGAGTGTCGGTTTTTCTTGGGGGATGATCTCGGCAGCGGATTCGGGTACTGGTTCGGGTTCGGGTACGGGTATGGGTTCGGTTACGGGTTCGGGTACTGGTTCGGGTTCGGGTACGGGTTCGGGTACGGCTGTTTGTGTATGATGTTCAGTATGGTTTGATGATAGCATTGATCAAGTGAATTGGTTATTCTGAAATACAGTGAATAAACAATTTATCATTTCAATTTTTTGAGATAACCAATATATATGTAATAACATAAAATAAATAAAATAGCTATACATTAGTAACAACATTCATCGAATAGCCAGTTCAATATCGTCGGGCGATTCGAGATTCTGATGTTCAAGTACGTTATTTTTTCTGTAATCAGAAATATACTGATAAAGTAATATACTTCCAGAGAGACCTAAAAAGAATAAAGAAACGCCGATTGTAGCATCAAATGGTTCTTTAAACCATACAAAAGAGTATGTGAGTTGTAACACGCGACGAAGTAGATCAAGTCCACTGAGTAGAATGTTCGCGGGAATTAACCTGTTGCGACTATTAAGAATATATATTTTATTAAACATATAAAGTTGCAACCCAAAAGCGATAAAAAAATACATAGTGATTGAACTAGGATTTATAGGAGGCGCATTTTTCACAGTAAAATAAATCGCACACGGCGCAGTAATCACAAAATATGTACTCTGAAAAATGATTTGAAAATCGATATTAGTTATACTTTCACTATAATGGATCATTGTATATTCGATCATGTTATTATATGCGGAATTTAGAAAACACGAGAACATAATAATTACCGTATTTTGCACGACGTTTTGGGCACGTTTGTCGTCTTGCGCCTGATATTGAAAAATATACTGCGCTGTAGCCAATACTTGTGAAATCACTAAAGAGACACAGCTTGCGAAATATAGTTTTGAAACCGGCTTTTTTAGTAAATATTTGAACCACGGAATGTTAAAAATAATAAATCCGGAGCGTAGGATTGTATAATAACTTAGTGTTACGGTATTCAATGCGAAAAATACGAATACAGTTTCTACAGTATAGAGAATTCCTGTACAAATTGGAAAGATTAAAATATGCCGACGTTCCGGCGATATATATTCTTTGATATTATTCCACGAAAATTTTTGAATAAAAAAACAGCTGTAGAATGGTGTGAATGTTAAACTTAATAACGCATTAAACCATTCGTTTTTATAATCATATGTATTTGTGATATACTTCATGCAAATCAGATATTCTGTTAATGTCGCTACAAATAATATGGAATTTATAATGAGTAACCAGGTCATAAATATTACTATTTATCGGATATAATACTATTTATCGGATATAATACTATTACTATTAGTGAAAATATGTCTATATCCGTTTTGAAATATAAAAAATTGATATAGAATTGTAGATATGTATATATAGTAGGAAGGCATAACTATCATTGTTATTGTTTGCGAATAATCATTATTATGTCTAAGAACCGTTATGATACGAACGAACCAATTGTTCCAGAAGGACAAGACTGGACTACCGTTACGTTAACCAATAAGACAAAAATGCAAAAAAGTGCAACAAAACCGGTCGTCGGGTCATCAATTGCTTCTTCAACGGTTAATTCTGCGTCGGCGATTGTGGCTGCAACCCAGAACCATATCGAAGAAGAACCGAAAAAAACCAAATATATCGCAAAGGCGGCATCTGATGCAGTGAGAATGGCGAGGTGCGAGAAAAAACTCACACAAAAGGAACTAGCACAAAAATGCAATATGGATGTGTCTATTATTGCGGAGATCGAACGCGGAACGTGCGTCTATCAGGCAGCGCACGTAAATAAGATTCAAAGTGTTCTTGGTGTGAAAATACCGAGGTCATAGACCATAGACCATAGATCATTATATAGTCTGATTAGCTTTATTGAACCAAATAAAATATTTGTATATATTATATTTAATTTAGAATATACAATACGGGGTATTGTTGAAATGAATAGTTATCAAGATACCGATATACTTGTAAGCAAACGTATAGAACCATTAATATTGGAACAACTAATAGCCCTTTTGGACGTTAACAGAACATTCGCTACATCAATTGAAGAAGCGCGCAAAAAAACACCGGTAGGTGCGCCTATTAGTGTTTTTAAATCAAACTATTCGGCTAGTTTAGTGATGCCGTTATTATTTTGCGCGAGTATAGTTGTGATATTATATAATGATCGTTTTTTTAATAAAGATGATCCATCCGATCGAGTAAAAAAAGGTGTGCGTAGTAATGCTAGCAAGAAGTCATTATTACGTAAATATTCATACAGATTACGAAAGTATGAAAAACAGAATTCAACGGTACCGAATAAATCGATGATTATGTCTACTGTGTATATGATACTACTTAAAAACGGTATTGCATATTTCGATGCGGAAAATGTTTCAAGCGATGCTGAGTTACTTAAAGAAAAGCAACAAAGTCCATTAAAACGCCAAATAGATCAACAAGAACTAGAAGCAGCAGCTGCAGCGAATGATGATAAGATTTCTTTTTCAAAACTTGTCGAACAATTCAGTTCACGATTCTCAGGAAAAACAAAATCAGAAGATAAAGATACCAATAAAAAATATGAAGAATTGCATGGAAATATCGAAAAGTTTCCAAGACAATTTGCTCGACTTATTAACCATCCAATTTCCAATCCGGAGTGTTTAAAAAAACTAAACCCTATTGAGGAAGGCGAAGAAGGTGAAGAAGGTGAAGAAGGACGTGATGTAGAGCCCGAAGAGAAGAAGGATAGTAGTGTTGACTTTAACGAATTATCATCACCACTATGTGAGAACGTAACTGATAAAAAAGACGATTCTATAAAAGTAGAAACAAAATCAGGTGGGATTCAGTTCTATATCAAAGATAATGTACCCAACGGCGAACTACCAGGCGCAGATCGTAACCCTTTACATAATGCAAAACTCGCATATGGACAACATATGGATAAATTTGAGGATGATATTGTACAATGGATCCGTATTGTATTTAAAGGGTTTAAAGATTTTTATCACGGTACAAATGAACGGAAAATGTCGGGATTAATGTTAGCATTTAATAGTGCTATATCAAATCAATTAGTCAAAGATACAGCGAATGGTACATTTTACAAACTTCTTGTACAACCTAAAATGAAGCTGTTACCAGGTGAGGATTATGAAATAACTCTTATGTTGGAACAATTAAATGTTCTTAAAGATATGGTCGCGCAGTCTGGTAATAACGGAATTGTGGTTGATGTAGAAAAGGGTATGAATATTGATGACCCGGAATATATTAGTAAAACGGTTGAAGAATGTGGTGGGTTCTCTGGTGGTATGATATTATTTTTATATCAGCTATGGGAACACGCAGATGGTAGATGGCTTGAAATTTCAAAGAAATATGTTAATGCGATAATATCTTATGGGGACAAACTTCGTATAACACAAATGCTTAACCATAATACAGATAATCAAAACGGGGGAGGAGGGCGGGGGGCGGGCAAAGGGGCTGCATCACCATTAGAAGAAAAAAGATATAAAGACTTACAAAAACTTAAAGAAGATAAAGATAAACAAGAAGCTACCCAAGCTCTCCTCCAGCACCAGCAATACATCGATTCCGATGATACCATGTCCTTGGTTAAAAACCTACCGTTTCATTTATTGTATAAAATATCTGGTAAAAACCCTAAAATTGGTGCTGTAATTGGTGCTGTATTTGGAGCGTTAGTTCCGCTTAGTCTTATCTTTGGTATATACTACTGGTATGATTTTCATTTTGGTTATACTTTAGCCAATCTCTTTTTTGCCGCAATAGCGTCTGCATCTGGTTCTTATATCGCTTATAATACCGCTTATAAAAATATTATTTATGCGAATGATTCATTTAGATTGCCTCCTTGTATTGTTAGAAACGACAAGATGCAAGGAGGTACGAGAAGGAAAAAAAGTAAAAATACTAAGAAGAACAACTATAGTAATCATAGAAAGATGTCGAAAAAAATAAATAAGAGGACATCAAATATACGACGACGCACAATAAAATACTAATAAAAGAATAATGTTGAGTAAGTAATAATAGTATGGAAATATAGTTAAACTTAATCGTAATACCAATCATCCAAATATTTACGTAAATAAATGACTTAAATATTTGGTCTATAATTATACAAACAAGTGTTAACAAATTTTAATAATGGGAGGAGGTAAAAAGAACAAGAAGACCAAGCCATCTTCTTCTACTAATAACAGTGATAGTAAAAATTCAAATGATGATAAGCAAGGTTATCCATCACAGCCGATAACAATTGATTCTATCTCAATTGAATTCAAGACTGTTATGTTGGATTTTTTGAGAGACATTGATTGTTCTTTTCCAGAGTATAGGGAAACGTTATCGCGATATTTAGGGTACTCTCACGAGATGAAACCGATGCCGGATGAGTTGTATATTGAGCTGTATTCGTATTGTAAAATGATTTATCCTGCACGATTTTTTGATATATTGTATAAAAACGAAGAGTTGTTTAAGGCAGATAAAGGGTCTACTCCCGAAACAGCTGTACAATCGACAGTTATGTTTCTCCCAAATGTAGATTTTCGAGAGATTTGGCTTACGGAAGATATCACAGAAAATACAAAAGAGATTATTTGGAAGTATTTGCAGTTGATTTTGTTTTCAATTGTGAACAATTTATCGGATATGGGGTCATTTGGAGATACTGCGAAATTGTTTGAGGCGATTGATGAAGGAGAATTAAAGAGTAAATTGGAGGAAGTCATTGGTAGTATGAGTTCATTTTTTGATGGAACTGGCGGCGGTGGCGGTGGCGGTGGTGGTGGTGGTGGTGGTGATGAAGGAATTAGTGGAGAAGCATCATCGAATGCGCCTAATTTTGAAGATTCATTTAAAAAGGCATCTGAATTTATGAATTCATTTATGCCGAATGCGGGAATGGAATCTGGTACTGGTGAATCGGAATCGGCGTCATCAACGCATCAACAGACACAACAAGGACCTCCTGTTCCAGACGCGAATGCGATTCACGAGCATTTATCGTCAATTCTGAATGGTAAGATTGGTAAACTAGCAAAAGAGATTGCGGAAGAGACTGCAGCGGATTTGGATTTGAATATGGAGAACGAGACATCAATGAAGGGTGTATTTCAACAGCTCTTGAAGAATCCAACTAAATTGTCTGGAATAATCAAGTCAGTTGGGAATAAGTTGGATACAAAGTTGAAATCAGGTGAATTGAAGGAGAGTGAGATAATGTTAGAAGCGAGTGAACTAATGAATAAGATGAAAAATATGCCGGGTATGAATAATATCGCAAGTATGCTTAGTAAAATGGGAATGAATATGCCTGGCGGTGGAGGTGGAGGAAAGGTCAATTTTGGTGCGATGCAGGCACAGCTACAAAAGAATATGAAACAAGCACAAATGCGTGAGAGATTGATGAAGAAGGTACAAGAAAAGAATAGTAGTGCTGGTACGAATCCAACTACATCTGTATTTAGGACTGGTGAAAAGTGTGAAAAGACGCCTAGGTTTCCGGTAAATCAATCATCTACGTCACCGGTTGTAGGTGGAGCAGCAGCAGCAGCAGCAGCAGCAGAAGCAAGAATGCTCGCTGCAGACAATCAAAGTAAATCTACGAAAAAAGATAAGCCGAAAGATAAACAAGAATAAATTGAATATTCATAATATATAAGTATAATAATAGCATATTTATATATTAAAATAAAGCAATAACAATATTCGCGATAATATGAGTAAAGATCAAACATTTTGGCTTGAAGATCCAAGTGTTCTTATGAACAAAGATTATATTCAAGAGATCTGGCCCACGAAGACGATGGAACCAGCTGCAAAATTAAATGCGATAACCCGTTTTGTTATTTTAGCGACGATTTTGGGATTTTTGGTAACTTCTGCATTTTCGATGTTTATTTTGGGAGCGATTACTTTAGGAATTATTGTGATGATATATAATTTTGTATATAAAGGCAAAGCAGGGTTAGACACAGAAAAGGTTAAAAAAAATATGAAAACAAAGGAAGGTTTTGTGAATAATATAGATAAACCCGAGTTTTATCAGTTATTAAGAGATGATTTTACTGCACCTACGCCACAAAATCCATTAATGAATCCTTTACTACCTGAAATTATGGATGATCCGCATCGTCGAAATGCAGCACCATCATTTAATCCAGCGGTTGAATCGGACATAAATGAATCCACTAAAATATTTGTGAGCGGAAGTATAGACACCAATGCTAGTAACCGAATATACAATGGAATGAATGTTCCATCTATAACAACGAATCATACCCCAGAAGAGACATATGGAAAATTATTTGGAACTTTAGGTGATAATGCAGTTTTTGATGCATCTATGAGAAATTTTCATCCGATGGCGAATACCCGTATTCCAAATGACCAAGATGCCTTTGCGAAATTCTGCTATGGTGAAATGAAATCTTGTAAAGAAGGAGACGAATTTGCTTGTGGACGAATTAATTCTAGAATAGGACAAATCGTTGGTCAGTAAATATTATGTATAATATTAATAATATTAAAAATAGATAATATCTATAATATCTATATTATCTATAATATAATTTAATCGAAATGGCGTATGTGAATAGTTATACATTTGATAATATGTCGCGGATTGGAAACGATAGTAGCGACACAAGTCAACGTAATGTGCAAAATTTAAATGCAGCGAATTATGCATTAAATAATTTCTTTTCTACGGATTGTCAGATGGAGCGCCCCATTCAGTTTGCGACAAGTCAACCAAATGTTTTTTATAAGGGTGGTCATCACACTGGATTTGGCGGTTGCAATATTGATACTAATTCTGAGCTCTCTATTGGAAGTCTTAACACTCATTCAAAAAGCAAGTTGAGCTTATTGGAAAGACCCTTTAAGACTGTTCCTTATTTAGGACGTGGTGCCGTAAATGTCGATTTTGAATCCAAACTTATGCAAGGTGATACGAATACGAATAAAAAGAGTATTACTCAGTTGGCTGAGAAATTGAATACTGCGCACAGTGATTATCCTCTGCAAGAAGAATTTAAGTCTACAATTAATAATCCGGCAAATTATGTGGAAGGTGCAGCGGTTAACGGTTGGATACGTGGTGGGGTTCCGTCTCGTGAACTTGTCCGCGATCAAGAGTATTTATTTAACAAGTAATACAACAACATTCTGAACACGAAACATATATAAAACGTAATAAACTACCTTTTATATATATACAATATCATATAATAAATGAGCGGTGAACCAGAGTACAATAATACTTCTACTATCAATTCGCAACTGGTTCTTGACCCGATTACTGAAGAGGAAGACAGTTCTTGTATATACGACGACGAACGATTAAATATTATTCTCGCTCAGAATATGGCTACCGAACACGAACACGAGCACGACAATAACATACGCGTGGTTGAAACGCTCTGCATTGGTTCAGGTGATACAAATATAGATATTCCACAAATATCTATCGGTTATAATTATGATATTGTTTTGACGTATAAAATGATCGAAGATGAAGATGACCAGGATGCACTATTTAGGCTTCAATTTTTACAAGCATTTGGGATAACAAATGACGATTATCAGCCAGACATTGTTTCGAGAGAATTAGATGTGTTGTATTCACGATATCGAGATAATCCGAAAATCCAAGAGATATTGCGATCACATCCACTTTATCATAGAGAAACCCGTGGAGGTGAAGATGGGGGTGGAGGTAATGATAATGATAGATCTGACTCATCGTCACTAGATAATGGAGAAAATTCTGTGGATGAGAATATATCAGTATCAGAAGATGGAACATCCATAACAATGAATACCGATAACAGTGAAATGATATTCTGTATGATGTTTTCATTTCAGACCTTTGATTTGTTTCATATGTGTCTTCAAGATATATTTTATGGTCGTGATATTCGAAATGATATCATCGAACAAATTGCTGTATTGCATCAAAATATGTTTTGAAAGTATGTCGACTGATATATTTAGGAAGTATGTAATCCGGTAATAATAATAATAATAATAATAATAATAATAATAATATACAATAATAATAAACATAAAACTAGTATACAATGGCGTCTACTCGAAACAAAAATACCGCGAGTGATTTTAAGATTGAGCAAAATACGCAACATTTATCTCGCGCATATGTCGCATTTGAAAACGGATACGCAGGCAAGGCTTATGAACCAGCTCTCGCGTTTGAAAGTGTGGGTATTTTGCCTTCACGTATGAGTCGGGAGCATTTTTCGTCCAACTCGGTAGACATCGAGTCTGCGTTATTTGGTATTAATTCAACAAATTTGGTAGAGCCACAGGCGCCAGTTGTTCCACATTTGAAGAATTTACCAGAAGTCAAATATTTTGAACGGATGGCTATGTTTATGCCGGAACCTTTAGTTGTTGAGAAGTCAGCAAGACCGTTTCAGCATGCGGAGGCGAAGCTCTTTTAAGGGGGGGGGGGGGGGGCGCAATATATTAATTTAAATAAAATATTGGGTTTTGTATTTAAATT